GAAATATAAACCCATTTTATCATAAATAATTTGGAAAAATCATAGTAGTATGGGAGAATATATCGCATCCTTAAGCAATATGGAATGCGTGGGTAGGGCATTGTCATGGTTTATAATGGATGATGAAAGCATTGCGGATGAATTGTGCCATGGGCATGAGGGGGAGCTCCTGAATGCGTTGGGAATAGCCTTTTCTTTGGTCTCTATGGAAAATTTTATCAGGCTGTCGGATTTAGCCAGGAATATTGTAAATCTGACAGCAAAACAGAAGTTATAGGTAATGATTGTCTCCTGGGGCAAATTGCCACGTTCATGGATGTACTTCACTTGTCCTACGATGAAGTAGTGAATAAAATACCATATCGCAATCTTGTGATAATGCAGAAGGATAAGCTACGGGTATGCTACGGTGAGAGGATGCAGGAAGTCACGGATAGCGATATGTTCAAAAACCGGAAATTTGATGACTGATAGAGGCGTGCCAGTGTTCTGACACAACCTCCTATTTTTCCATAACCTCTTTCAATCTGTACAGCCTGTCAATCGCCGGATTGTAGAACGGGTCCGGATAGTGCTGGTTGATGTCGCAGATGTTGGCGTGGACGTACATGGACGTATCGATGATGTGTTCCGATTCGCTTAATGTCACTTCCTTGGGAAGCGGGGCCGTCAAAGCCCAATGGACGATAGCTTTCACGCTTTCCTCGTCGTATGAGTATTTACTTTCCTGTGCCATGGTTTGGTATTTTTGCAGCAAAGGTAATGATTATACCGAATACTTTTCTCCTCAACTCGTGTAGAATAAGAAAAAAATCGCTATCTTTGTGAAAAAGAAAATGTTAACAAAAATGGTTGCACTACTTTGTATATTATTATTCATCCTGGCAATTACCGGGATAATATGCCTGATAGGTAAGATAAATGGATGGCATTCACCAATAGCAGACAAGATGTGAGGCTGCCTGGCTATTTTTGTGAAAAAGAAAAGGTTATATGGAATACTTATTCGTTGATATATTCATTCTCGCCATAATTCTCTTATTTGGATATGCCGGAAGAGAAGGGTCTAACCCAACAAATCCAGCAGAAACTTTTTGGGACCACAAATATGAAGAATTCAAGAAAAGGATGATTGACGATTTAGAGAAGGAGAGAGATATCACCCCTGATTAGGAATCTCCTCTTGGGGTTGTACGACTTCCATCTCTTTCTTTTTCTTTTCCTCTTCTTCTTTCTTCCTTGCTTCTTCCTTTTCTTTCTCTTTATCCTCTTCAAGATTTTTAATGTCTTTGCACGAAACAATGAATGAGCAAATTTCTTCAAGTCTGTCATCGTCAATTAGTGATAACGCCTTAATATATTCTTGATTTCTGCTGGTATCAATATAATGTTCATATTTACCTGCTATTTTCATATATTTATAAAGTTGTTCAATACAATCTTTTGCAGATATATGACCTTGGCTTTTGCTGTCTTCTACCAAAGCATTTAACGCTCCTTGAATGTGACCTCTAAAACTTTCAACATGATGAACAATTTCGCTTTCTAATAAATAATATGAACGAACTGCCACACGCATATCATTTTCAGCCCTTCTAATATCCTTTTTTAGCTCTCTTGACAATTCATTAATACCTTCTTTCACTTTATTCTCATACCACAAAAAATTTATAGCTTGTGTAATAGCAAAAACCGCAACGGGAATTGATATTATACTTGCAAGTAAAGCAACAGCATCAAACTCCATTGGTTCGCATCTTACAAATGCAGTAATACTCAATACAGAAGCTATGATAGACATGCAGAATGTACAATAAACTTTTTGCCTTAAGCTCAAATAGATTTTCTTTTTCATAATATCAGTTTTTAAATGGCGAATCCTCTATAAAGAAGTGTCCCCACCGGCATAGATACCGGAACCCGACTGACTACGGGTTACACTCCTTCATAGAGGATTCATGTTGCTTCTATTGTTTCGGGGACTGCAAATTTAATCAGTTCCCGATAAAAACAAAAGCTATGTCCTATTTAAAGGGTTTGGCTCGTCAAACTTCATGGCACATTTACCAGAGGTCCTTGCTCTATTATGTGCGTAAGATATGCTTTTCCCAAGATATATCAAGTGATACACATCATTGCTGTTGGCAGGGACCTTTACTGATACCGCTCCTTTATAAAGTTCTTGGAAAAAGGCTTCCCTTTTTGACAAATAATCGGATTGTGACGTTCCGGTTATTGTAAATGCTAGGGTCACTTCTCTTGAAGCAACTTTGGCATTGTCTGTCACCACTCTTTTCCCGTGTTCAAGACGGCTTTCGTTTTCTATATATTCTTTCATCGTGCAGGGAGCGCACAATGCTGTTAGAAATCCGTCATCCATTCTTACGCCCCATGTGACATAAGCATCCTTGTTGTTAATTAATAACTTCGCTTCCATAGCCTATAATTTTGATGTATTTTTCTTCACTTCCGCAATATCCTTCTGCATTTGCTGTACGGGTTTCACAATCGCTCCCGTATTCTCTGAAATTTGCACAAGCTCAAGATAAGAGTTGGCTATTATGTCACGCGTCTCACTCGCGATGTCTCTTATATTCGAACTTGTGGAAGATATGGTGTCAATTCTCGTATTAAGAATGCTCAAGGATTGGGATTGTGCTATATTCTGGTTCTTTATCTCCTCACCGGCAATTTGCAAGGCGGTAAAACGTCCGTTAAGTTCCTCTCCGGTGTCTTGGGACATGGACTGGAATCCTTTACTGCTTGCAGACTGCTGGGTGGCTTCTCCGGTCCATCCGAATATCTCGGCCAGCTTGTCACGTTCAGCAACTGCAGCATCCACTATTTCCTCGTACTGTTTACGAAGCTCCTCCATATCTCCTTTGGTTATTCCCTCTTTGTCTTTCCCTGCTTCTGCAAAGGAGTCATACCAGTCCTGCAGCTCTTTGGAAAACTTTTCCCCCACCATGTTAGTAAGGATGGCGCGCTGCATATACTCGCTGAAATCCTCAGCAAAGTCTTTGGCGGAGCTGTCCATATCCATAAGGGTATCCACGAAACTGTCAAAAACACTGTCAAAGGTTGTTTGGGTGAGCTGCTCTTTTACCTGGTTCTGTATTTCCTCTATCTTGGCCTCCCCTTCAATGATACTGTCCAGATATTCCCGTACATCATCGTCCATGTCTGCCCAGAATGTTGGAGCATCGGATTTGAGTTTCTCCAATTGCTCAACGGTAAGGTCAAATAGTCCGGTCATTCTTCCGGTCCCGATAAACTCTTTGGCGGCATTGACTGACATGTCGAGTGCGTTGGCGATGTCCTGCCAGTCGCTTGAAGAGGTGTTCTTTGCCATGCGCTTACCAATTGAATGGGAACCGACAGACGCACCGGAATTGAGCCGTTCCTTTCCCAGTGTTCTGTATGCCTCTATCTGTTTTTCTACGAGGTCAATGGCTTCCTGCCCCACCTTGTCGGCTTCAACGCCGTAGGACATATCAATATATTCCCTTTTCTTGTCTATCAGTTCATCCCATATCTCATTTAGCTTGTTGTATTCCTCGACCATCTCGTTGTAACGGGAATAATCAGCACCGAACATCCCGTCTAACGCAGATACTACAGTGGAAATTCCAGAAACCGCACTCATGGCACCACCCACAATGTCACCACTCATAATCTGACCGACACCGGCGGCTGTTTGTCCAAGCCCCCCCAAAGCTTCTATCGCTCCGGTAATCTTTGAATCATCAATACCAAATATGTTTGCAATGTCCGTTCCGAACTCATTCAATGCAGGAGTGAACGAAATGATAGAATTACCTATGTCGGTAATGCCCTGACCAAGTTTTTTTGAATCGTTTCCGGCATCCTTTATTGCTTTGACACCCTTATCCAAATCAGAGACGAAAGCCTGCCACGGTGATTTTCCTTTAAGTTCATCCTTTAACCCTTTGATTGCGTCTGTAACATCCTTGATGGATATTTCCCCTTTTTCTATCTTTTCAATGTCCTTATCAGTGAATCCGAGTGCTTTCAATTCGTCAAGTGTAACATTCGTTCCGTCACTTTCCTTTGTACCAGACATGTACTTGACAAGTGTTTCATACTTATCAATGATGGACTGAATAGCGGAAACCGATTTGTTGCTCGCATCCTCGAACAAATCAGCCATTGCACGGGTTGTCTTGCCGTACTGTTCATCGAGGTTATTAAGCTGTTGCCGTTTTTCCTCTTCAAGCATACCCTCGTCACCAGCATTCGACGCTTCCTTTATTGCTTGGTCGTATTTATCTATGATGGCTTTCCTTTTCTGCTGGTAGTTACCGAATTTTACAAGATACTCATTCCATGAGGCCTCCTGCTCACGTATTTCGTCACTATATTGTCGTTTTCGCGTATTTCCTATTATGGAATCAAAAATAGATGTATCAACGGAAATTGAAGATGAAGAGAAAGACTTCTTCACATATCCCTTTGTCTGTTTGGCTTTCAATTCCTCCTGGGCATCGAATATCTCCTTCTGACCTTGTATATAGGCACGTATATAGTCCTCCTTCTGGCGCTCTAAGGCTTGTATCTCCTTCTTGTTGTTCAGTTCACGTTGCGCCTGCTCCTTCTCGTAGCCATCCTGCAAGCTGTCAATGCGCGACTGTTCCAATTGGTTATCCAAGTCCTGCTGCTGGCGTTGGCGCTCAATGGCGTACTTCGTTTCCAGAGAAAGAATTTTTTCATTCTTGGAACGAATATCTTCTTGCTGTTTTATTAGTTTCTCATCCGTATCTTCTTGCTTAGAAGTGGAATCATAAGCCTTAAGTTCTCTTTCAGCTTCCTTAATTTCATTTACAGCTTTTACATAAGTCTCTATTACGGCTTCATCCACTTCCAAAGAAGAGAAGTCTGCACCTTTCTTAAAAGCATCATCCAGCGTCCTTTTCACATCAGATTTGATTTCTTTCAATACGCTTTCTGCCCGTTGCTTTTGTTGCGTCCAGTATTCGTATGTTCCCTGTTGGGGTTGGGGGAAAAGGTCAAGTGTATTTATGTGGTTGGAAATAGCCACTAAATTATCGTCGTATGTCTTAACGTTCTTGACGATGTCATCGTATATTTTTTGTTGCTTTTCCAGATTCTTATTAGCGGCTGAAAGATTATCGTTGGCTACGGATACGCGATTCCCGGAACCATACAATCCCTGCCGTCGTGCCTGCAGGGCGGCTTCCTGCTCCTTTTCGGCAAGCTCCACTTGCGCCTCTGCTTTCATCAAGGTAGCTTTCTGGACCAACCGCTTCATTTCCTCCTTCTCCTTTTTCACGGACAAGTCTGCCATTTTATCTGCATAGTTTCGTGCTACCGCATTAGCATATATTTCCTTGCTTAATGTCCTATAAGCCGATTCCAGATTTCCCAAATTCACTTTTTCGTTTTCAAGAATATTGGCATACTGCGGATATTTGTGCAACCACTCATTTATAGCCGCAGTTCTCTCTTTGGCAGATAAGGAGACATTTTTTAGTTTATTATACAATATATCCAGTTCCACCCGTTCTTTGGCAATACTCTTCACAGCTTCTTTGCGAGCAAGTGCCATTTCCTGCTCTGCTGTCAATAAATCCAATAAAGCACTCTTTGCGCTAAATAGCCCTCCTATATAGTCGAATATCTCCTTTCCATAAGCGGTAAGTAAAGTGATACCGACTACCAAGGCTGTATTCCATGAGAATATGCCTGCAGCCAACTGTTTCCATACGGGAGCCACCTTCTGTATATCCTTATTCCCCTTACTAAGTTCTGCCAGATACGCTGCATATTCTTTTCGCGCTTTCTGGACTTCATCAAAGAAAATAGGCAAGTTGTTACTTATTGCAAGGAAGAACATGTTTATTCCCATTGTAGCGGACGGAAGTTCTTTTGCAATCTGTTGTATTGACATGCCCAGACCGTTAAATGCGGAAGAATAGTTACCTACATTCCTTTGAAAGCGTCCCGTGGCTTGTTCTGCAGCATTAAGCTCTGTTTGAACTGCCTTTATTTGCGTAAGAAGGTCTTTCCCGACTCCACCATTGCGATTGGCTCTACCGATATTGTCATACGTGATAATAAGTTGATTCAGCTGCTTGCGAAGGGAAGTTATGCTGCCTTCTTCAGATTCGCTTTGTATAATCTGCTCTTTCTGTGCTTTTATGGTTCTCCGGATAGCTTCTTCCTCTTTCTTTCGCACAGCCACTTGATATTCTACTTGTCGTAGGATACCATACCCCTTTTCCCCAGTCTTTTCCTCGTCAGTAAGCCCTTTGAAATTGTTTTTTAGCTTTTTTATTTCAGCATCGGCTTCTTTTACAGCTTTTGTATTGGCAACAATCCATTGATTGGTAGACTGCAACCCCTTGGTTTCCTCATGTACCTTTTTGATGGTTTCTTCGGAGCCTATCACATCGTCATACGCTTTTTTAAGCTGAGAATACTTGCTTTGGTATTCTCTAAGGCTTTTCATAGCCTTTTGGAGTTGGGCTTCGAGTTTCTTGACAGCCTTGTCGCTGTTAGGGACACCTGCCACCTCTATAAGAGATTTTTTTAATCTGTCAATCTCTTCTCTTAGAGCTACAATATTTTCAATCGTATTCTCAAGATTTGCTTCAACTTTTAATCCAGCCATATTATTTCTTTTTTAAAATGTTTCTTAATTCTTTCTTTAAGTTTATTTCGCCACTATCCATCACATCATACCCTTTGCTCTGAACAAAACTGGCATATTCCATTCCATCAGCAAGTACAATACCATCTTTGGGATGTTTCCCGTAAATAAGGAGATTTTCAGTCTTCTCTTTAGCTTTTCCATGTGAGCCATCTGCAGGCACATACAAATCTATAATGGTGCCATCGCGATAAACAGCAGAGCCGGGAGCATTTCTAAGGTTCCAAGTGTGATTCTGGTATGTTTTCCTGCTACTGATATTCCTTGTTTTCTGAAGGTCTACAGACTTGTGAGAAGCGTCAATCAATGCTTTGTTAAGCTCCTGATTTACTTCTTCCACAAACTCGTCCAGCCCGGATATATCTCCTTTTATTTTCATATCAAATAATTGTTGCTAACGTGTTAACCTATGGATTTTCTGTGCTTTGCTTTCAAAATGCGATTTGAGTACGTATTTAAATTACCAGTCTTTGTTTTTATAAAGAGAAAGAGCAAATCCTAATGAAGAGATTACGATGTAAGAAATGCACTTGGAGAATTTCTTTTTGAGTATTGCTTTATTTCTCCCATAATATAATTCAACATATTATCAGCATCTGTCTCTGTTTTGTATATAGTAGAAGCCTTGCGAATAACCTGAACATCTAATTCACTCAAACGAAACCATTCTCCGTCAAATCTTTGCTTTTCAAATATATTATGCAGTTTTGATTCAATGTCAAAACATATTTCTATATCACAATTTATTAAAGGATTATGGGGTCTCATACTATTCATTCTCTTGTCTATGTTATGAGACCTTCCAATTTTTCTTAGACCATTCAATTCGTTTGTGATATATGTATGAAATATAGTTTTACTTTTTCTTTGTGAGGAATAATTAGGTTTAGGCGGTTCTTGAATATGGTTTATCACGTCTCCAATAAATCCTCTCTTTTCTCTCCATTCATCAGTCATGCACAGTGTAAACGCACTTATATCAAATTCTTTTGCGATATACAATACAAAATCAACAAACACAAAATATGGCATATAAATGATACCATTTTCTTTGACTATAAATTCCTTAAATATACTTTGTTCAATATATTCATCTATATCTGAATCGCAATCAGAATTCCCGTTAATACTATGCAAATAACTATTTGCGTCAAAATATCCATCACTTGTGCGCTGTACCACTGAAAAATTATCAATATATCGCACCATTTCTTGATTTGTTTTCATACATTTGCAGTATTAAACGTTATTATTATCCCCGTCAGCGGCTCAGTCACTTCCGCTTTCGGGGATTTTAATTTGACTGAATTTGTAGCAGGTGGGGAATCGAACCCCGTTACGCCATTACTCGCTCCTGCTGTCCCATACCATCCGCTGATAGTATAAAAAAGGAGTATTGAATTTGAATGCTTAATATAGCTGCCAACATTCAATCCAAGACTCCCCAATATCTTCACTCCATTACCGGCAGCTATAGGTAAATGACAATTTCGTTTCTTTCTAGCGAAGTTACATATATGCAAATTTTCGACCTAAAAAATGGATTAGCAATAACGAACCTTTTGGGAAAGGTTTGTTATTTCCTAAAATGAATGCGACCTACCCATAATGGGCAAGCCGCATTTTGTCGTGTGAAGGGAACCCGGCAACCGTATTGCTGCCGGGGCGTCATACATGAGCGTTGGTCGAAACCTCAACGCACTCTCATGCTTCTTTACGTGGCAATCTTTTCACATAATTTCTTGTACACCCGTGTTCTTTCAAATCGGTTCAACACTTTGGCGTTTTTCGCTCCGAACACTATATCTCCGTTTGCGTGGTGATATATGGTAATGCTTCCTCCCACGGTCTTGTGGGTATATACCTTCATGGAAGGGGTTTTTATCATCAGTTTCATAAATTTGCGTATTAGGTGTTTTAATCGTTGTAGAAGAATCTTTCTCCCGGCTTTCTGAACAGTCTATATCCTAAGTATAGGCTGACGAATATTATTATTAGTTCTATCATAATTTGGGGTATAGTTGTGGCTCTCCGAGTGTTACTCGGATAAACAAATTACTGATAATATTATACTTAGGCTGCTACTCGGGAACTGTATAGTTCAATTATGAACTTCTTTCCTGCCTCCGTCCAGTACATGTGCTGTTTGGTCTTGATATTCCCAAGACTATCAGTGTATGCATGAGGTTTGTGCACAGTAAAGCCTTTGTCCCTATACTTGGAATAGAGATAGTACACTTCGCTTTCCTTGTACTGTATTCCCCATTGGCAAAGGAATTTGTTTAGCTTGATATCGGATATTCCTAAACATGCCGCTATCATGTTGATAGTAAGATAGCCTTTGGAGGAAAGAACTTTGTCGCAGTATTCGACTTTTGGTGCGGATTGGCGTAGCTGTTCTTCTTGCAAGGCGTTCTGTTGTTCAAGACGCTTGTTCTCGGCTTGCAGGTTCTCTACTCGTTTCTGCAAAATCTGTTGGGAGCGCATAAGGATATAATCATCATCCTTTAGCAATGCTTCCCGTCTGTTGAACTCATTGATGAACCTTTCTTTGAACTCTCCGGCTTTTGCGCCTGTGTAGCCCATGACAAGGAAAGAAAAGCCGTCCTTGGTCATTTCATAGTAGTGGTAAACTTGACCGTTCTGTGGGTGAGTGTAGGGGGTATAGCCAAAATTGGCGACCCTAAAAGATTCTGAACATGAGAGGTTTTCAATATCTCTCATTACCTTACTATGTTCTTTACCGAACACTTCCGCAACGAGTAATGAAGTAGTAACATCGTTGCCGTTACTGTTTTGAAATACTAATTCTGCCATAATCTGTGAACACTTTAAGATTATAAGAAATTATATGTGGCAACTTTATCAAAAAGAAAGCGGTTGCACTTTACGCTGTTCACAGATGGCGCATTCACTACGAGAGCAAATACTATAATCTTACGTAAAGGCAACCGCCTATATCTGAAATAAGGGCATAAAAAAAGCCCATAAATGAAATGAGCAACTTAACCGCTTGCTAACGTAACGAATGCAATCGTCATCTGTGAACGACGCAAAGATAAATTTTTTCTTTGAAAAATACAAGAAAAACAAACTTTTTTGCATGTAGAGTAAAGATACATGTGGATTTATTTGGATTTATGAACGGTTGTCCGTTATTTTGTCATTATTGTATAACATAAAACATGCAAAGTTATGGAAGGAATCACATTATTCGTATCTATCGTAATCATCGTGTTCGGAATATTGCAAATTATTCTATTTTTCAAGCTATGGGAGATGACTAATGATGTGAAGAAGATAAGAAAAGCAATTTCTCCGAATAAATCAGAAGATTCAATCAATATTAATGAGACATCCGTACCCCCTTCTGATATAGAAATTATTGATAATTTCGGTTCAATAACCAAACAAAAACCTACAATGTAGCATCAGTTCTAATTATACCGTAAACGATGAATTGATGTCCAAGCAATTCTGTTTGTTTTAGGACTTGAATTGGTTGATTTAGCATAATAATAAAAAATGCGCCTACTACGAGCTGCTAAATCAACCATAGGGTTTATTTCGGAGACGTTTCCGTACCTCCACTCGGTAGGCGCAATATCTTAAACGATACTACTACAATATGTGTTGGCAAAAAATAACTCCCAATGGAAGCCATAGGAGTTTGCCACCCCTATAATTGATTTAGCATTGCAAAGGAAAGCAATTCTTTTGTAATGGGGAAATTTTACGGTGTGTTTTTTAGCATAAAAACGTACCGTAACAATAACCGTGGCTTTCTTATTACTATAAACCATTTATAAAGTTTTCTGCAAATTCACGTTCTAATCCAGTGTACTGCATATACTCTTTTATAGCTTGCTCTACAAACCCTTTCTTTTTTAATACCTCCCATTTGTGCAAATGCAGTTTAAAATCATTGCTGTTTTCATCTATAACTGGAAGCTCCTTTTTTATTTCTTCTTTATGGACTTTTTCTGTTCTTTCTTCTTTCTTACCTTCTTGTGATGATATTTTCGTTTCTAACCGACTATCTACCTTATTAGAGTTTAATTTTTGCATTTCCCCTACAACTCTATTGATAGCCGATATTAGTTTTTCGCTTCTATCATCATACATCTTTCTTAATTCATTGACATTATTAGTCATTCCCCAAACTTTAAAGAATAAAATTATCTGTAATACCCCAAATACGATAATAACAATTGATAAAATTTCTGCCATAATATTAGTTCTTAAATTATTAATATACTTATTGTCTTACATGATCGCTGCATCCCGATATTATCAATGATGCAATGGCTATTAATATTCTCTTCATACACATCATCCTTAAAGCAGCAAGGCTATTTGTAGATGTTTTATACAAAAAACCGCCAATACTCATGGCGGCTTAGTTAGTGTAATCAAGTTTTTAAACCCAGTGTAATCACGCTTATCGCGCATTTATCTGTTAATGCTCATGGATAAACCCATGAATTTTTATGTTAATTGTTTACTTGGCATTCTGTGCCTCTTTCTTGTCTTGATGGTTAAAATAGATAAGCCCTACAATAGCGACTATCGATACAAAAACTGAAACTGCAATTGCTCCCATAATCAAACCTCCTTTTCTTCTTTCTTATTTCTAACAAGTAACAACCCGGCAAAAAGTGTCAAGGCTGTTGCAATAATAACTGAAATGATAACCCATATATTCCCCATGTCTCCAAAAGCCGAAGACAACAGCAAAGCTGTAGCCATATACTTGGCTATATCCATCAGCCATTTTCCTAATTCCTTTTTCATACTGCAAATATAAACTTTAGTTTCCAAACGGCAAATGAAATGCGGAAACAAAACTTCTACATAGTGTTTTATAACATATGCTGCAAATTTGGTAAATAAAATAGTTTATATATTAAAAGAAGCAATTAATTTTGCAGCACAATTTTTAACTAAAACGTTTATAGATATGAAAAAGATTTTGTTTGTAATGGCAATCTTGCCATTTTTTATTGCTTCTTGTTCCAGTGATGATGATGGAGATAATGCTGAAGGATTGGAATTTGTACAAATCCAAGTAACAAGTGAAGATACGCCTACCCCTAACGGCAATGTGTATTTGTTCAAAGTTAGTGGTCATGAAATAGAGGATGATAATCCTTTGTTTTGGAATTGGGGGAAAATGGCATATATTCCCACTCTAAGTTACAAAAGCAATGGAGAGAGCAAATCTATGTTGCCAATATCTGAATATGGGAAAGAAAGTAAAGGGGACTTGTTAATGAACAATGATAAAGGATGCTCTTTGGAAACATTCTATTGGAATGATTTGTCTTCTTTATATGGCACTCCTAAAGCCGGAGATGAATATTTGGTTTTTGTGGCTTTAAGGAATGGGACTTATGCAAAGGCTTCAAAAAGGTTTGTTCTCACCAAGAATAGCATTATAAGGGTAAAACTCCCTTCTTGTACTGATGAAGCAAAATTTGTGAATGCCAATTGGTCAATATCTGATTATAAATAATAAATTCAGCCCCGTTCCTATGGTTCGGGGCATTTTTTATACAAAGAAAAATCGGAAAATAGTTTGTTTGTGTCGTACATTGCATTATCTTTGTGATACAATATAATACATTGATAATATGGAAGCAGTAGTAAGAAAACAAACCTCGTTCCGTCTGCGTGAGGACTTGTTACAAGTCTTGCAGGAACATGCAAGGAAGGCGAACAGAAGCCTGAACAACTTCGTGGAAAGCACTCTGATGGACGCGGTCTATTCAGAGCCGAATGGAGAAACGGTTGCGGCTATAAAAGAAGCACGCGAGGCAAAGAATAAGGAAACATTTGATAGTGTGGAAAGCTTGATGGAGGAATTGATGAAGTGAAAAAGAAACTGCACCCGACGAGCCAATTCAAAAGGGACTTTAAGCGTATTCGGAAATTTCCCCAAAAGGTGGTGGCTTTTGAAAGAATAGCCAATCTGCTTATCAATGACCTACCAATCCCCAAAGAACATAAGCCTCATTTGTTGAAGGGACAGTATAAAGGTTGTATGGAGTGTCATATTGAGGATGATTTTCTTCTTATATGGATTGATGGGGAAATAATAGACTTGCTTAGAATCGGAAGTCATTCCGAATTGTTCTGAACAGAGCTATGTTAAGAGATGATTTTATGTACTATTAACAAGTAAACAGGATGGATATAGGGAATCTCTTCAAAATTGATTATTGGTGGAAGTTAGTTCTGCTTGGCGGCATCTTATTGTCTGCTTCTTCTATGATGTTTGATATACAGTTTATAGAAAGAAGATATGTGTTAGGATTAGGATTGGGAATGTTTCTTATTGGTTTGGGGTTTTGGATGGCTAAAAAGGTTATGCATCAAAAAGATTTTGGAGGGTATTATTATTGGGAAATATTTGAGCATAATTGGGTTACAAAACTAATTATCGGAAGTGGAATTGTCATATCTATATACTTCCTTATAAGAATACTTATAATATTAATGATATAATTATAAGTAAGTTTTCTTCTAAGATTTTAGCCCCAATTTGGGGCATTTTTGTACACTAAAAAAGGCAGTGAACACTAAATTCCACTGCCTTCATATTGCCTCCGAAGAGGGCTTGCGTAAACAAATGCCAAATTTAAAGTTGCACCGCCAACATTTCTCTCCCTGCCCTATGTATGGCTTCCTCTATTCGTGATTTCTGTGATTCGGAAGCAAAGGCTATGCGTTGTTTGTACTGGCGCATCAAAGACGGATTGATACCTGCATACTTCGCGAAAGTAGATACGCTTATAAACTTGAAATTATCAAAGAATGAAGCTATATCATACTTGTAATCAAACTCTATATCCTTCAATGCTTCTGGCACCTCATTGCCTTGCTCTTTAAGCATGGCGACATAATCATCAATACATTCATGTAATGAACGTTTCGCTTCATCAACGCTTTTGCCTTGACCGTTCAAACTGAAACCGTCAAATTCGGGGACATAAACACTGATTGTCTTGTCATCCCACATTTCAACAATGGCAGTAACTTTCATATTTCTTGTTATTTAGAGTTTAGGGTAAACAAATGTGCGGGTCATTTAAGACCCGCATCTTTCATCATGCTGTTCAGAGTGCCGCCTTTTATTTCTTGAGAGCCATGCCTGCCCACACGGAAATACTTCCCGGTTTTAGGGCTGTACCACACATCGTGTTCTTTGCCGTGGCTCACAAAATGGCAGCCTATCTTTGCAGCCTTCTTCAAGAACTCTGTTGTTTTCATGAATCAAAGAGCATTTGTTTACGGTGCAAATATAACATATTTGTTATAAACATGCAAGGATTGGTGCCCCAAAAAATTATTATTCTTGTATTGGAATAGGCATTTTCTGTGCTTAAAACAAGAAATAACGAACCTTTTATAAAAGGTTCGTTCTGGAAGTCCTGAAAATTAGGGCTTCTTTTTTTTATCTCCGAAATTTGTGTTCATGGATATAAAGGACGTAAAAGGAGACATAATATATTCAACCTCTGTCAACGGGGGAAGCAAGCGGAAATATACGCTGATGGGCGAAGACTATATGACACTCGTTTTCAGCGTCAATTCTCCCATCACCTTCCATCTGGGTGATTATGTGGAGGATTCACGTTTCGGTCTGTTCGAACTTGTAAGCCTTTACAATCCTATTTACAACACTGCTACTGGCGCATATGACTATGAGCTTCGACTTGACGCATATTACTGGAAATGGAAGAACAAGGTATTCAAGTTTACCCCGGAAGTAGGGGGGCAGGAGGCATCATGGAACCTGACCGCCACTCTTGATGTACATATGGGCATTTTCCTGCGTAATCTTGCCGCTTTGGGATATACATACAAGGGAGAGGCTTTTGAGTTCTCCATAGCCCCTACAGTAGAGAAATCCGCGAAGCTTGTAAGTTACGACAACACTAATATGATAGACGCCCTTTCTGCTATGGCAGAAACCTGGGATTGCGAATGGTGGGTAACTGACAAGACCATCAACTTCGGAAGATGTGAATACGGCACTCCGGTTGACTTTGAGATAGGGGACAATGTGGTGGAGATGACAAGCTCTGAGAGCAAGAGTACATACGCTACCCGTATCTATGCTTTCGGCTCTACCCGTAACATTCCGTCAAACTATCGTCCAGTGGATGAAAGCATCGTGGTTAATGGAGTTGTACAAAAGCGTCTCATGCTTCCCGAAGGAACTCCGTACATAGACGCATATCCTGACATGTCTACTGAGGAAGCTGTAGAGCAGGTGGTTGTGTTTGACGATATATATCCTCGTACTGACGGTCATATATCAAAGGTCATCACCTATACAGACACAGTGAATAATGAGGATGGAACTCAGACCACCGAAACTTTCTACCAATTTACCGATACCGGAATAACATTTTCAAAGGACTACATTCTTGAGGGTGAGGAATTGCATATAATCTTCCAGTCCGGCTCTTTGAACGGTATGGATTTCGGTGTGACTTTTAATCCGATGGGAGACCCGGAAAAGAATGAGGACGGTTCATGGAATCCGAAAGCCCAGCTTTGGGGGATTGTCGCTAATGAGGATTATGGTCGCAAATTACCTGATGATGTCTTAAAACCCAAAGAGGGGGATACTTATATATTATATGGGTGGGACAGCTCCAAAATTGCGGATTTGGGGCTTGTGTCGGCCGCGGAACAAGAGCTTAAGGATAAGGCTGAAGAGTACGTTGCCAAGTCCAGGATAGACCCCAATACATATTCCTGCACAATGATGTCGGACTATATGTATGGGCTGGATGAGGGAGGCAATCAGAACCCGGATTATGCAAAGCATTTTGATGTAGGAGATAAGGTTAATTTAGTCAATTCCGCATTCTTTGAAAGCGGAAACCGTCAGTCCAGAATCATAGGATACGAATGCAATCTTGATAAGCCGTATGACAGCCCGGTATATACGGTAGGCGAAACGGCGTCCTACTCTCGGATAGGGGAACTGGAAGAGCAAATAGAGAATATTACCTTGAAGGGACAGACATACACCGGTGGAGGTGGAAGTGGCATATATGTTATCGGAACGAATGACACTACATCCCCTACAAACAGAAATGTGTATTCGGCTTTGCGTGTTCTGCAATCATTCCTCAGCAAGACCACCCACGACCGCACCCCCTTCAAGCTGGAAGTTGGCGACAAGCTGACCGCGGAGAAAGGATTGCAGATAAGCAAGAACTTCGCTTCTGGGATTATCGGAGGAAGCGGAGGCTCCATCTATCTGGACGAGAACGGCAAGGTTGTTATCGAGACAGACAAGGCTGTATTCCGTGAGGAGCTTATTGTCCCTCAGATTACCTTCAACTGCATAGACGTTATATCGGGAGACAAGGCAAACACGTTCGCCTACGGAACGATAAAGACTGTGGATACCGAGAACCGCATAGCCACCCTTGACCTTCTGGAAGGTCAATACGGTACGCTTCATGTGAGTGACATATGCCGTGGCGTATTCCATAACATAGGTGGGGGGAACACAAGCAAAGACACGCTCGGAGCCAACGGTTTCATAGAGTATTCCGGTTTCGCCACATCCTACTTTACTCCGACAAATATACTGGAGAACGAGGCAGGAATCATGAAGTTCGAATATGAGCTTCAGGTTGGTACGTCCGTTCATCCGATGCCGGGCATGAACTTCTTCGGATACGGTAATTTCGAAGACAAGGACCGCCAGGCTATCACCTACGAAAACCGTTACTATACACGCCGTCTGGCTCACGTCAACACTTGGGTGATAGACCCCGAGGTTAACGTCATGATGCAGACTGGTGACCTTAGTGGCCTTTCCATAGGTGGCATGGATTTCTCCGGTTATTCGTTCTACGGCAAGAATGTGTACATCTCCGGCACGATAGAACGCTTGAAGCCCAACGGCACCCCAGCCAAGGACTTGAGCTATGAGGGCGTTTGGGAATCCGGCAGAAAGTATGACTACTACGACAGCGTGACCCATGACGGAAGCACATGGGCCTGCATGAACAAGAACGGTTCGTCAGCCGAGCCGGGCACGAACAATGACTGGCAGAAGATTGCCTCCAAGGGCGACAAGGGCGACCCCGGAGAATCGGCAGTGTTCGCAGACCTCACCAACGAGATGGACAACGTCACCCTTACCAATGACGGCAAGGTGTACCAGGACACATCGATAAGCACGGTTGCCTGGATGAGCTACGGCTCCAAGAAGATGACCCTCACCGGCATAACCTGCACGCTCCCTGCCAACGTCACCGAGACGCACGACGTTTCCACCGGGGAGATAACTTTCAGTGTCAAGCAGGGCGTGGCTTTGGACGGCAGGAACCCGATACCCGTCGCGTTGACCGCCACCTACAACGGAAAAGCCTACACCGGGCAGCTCACGTTTACCCTGGCAGGTGTCAAGGGCGGTGCCGATGCCGTTCTGTACCGGCTTGTTCCGAGCGTATCTGCCGTGATAAAGGATGCCAATGGTAATCTCAATGTAACTTCCGTATCGTGTACACGATTGAAGTCTTCGGTTTCCGGAGGCACGGCCGAGACCGGGACGGGCGATTTGAAGTATTCTCTTGACGGTGGAGCCGAAGTCTCAATCGGGAACAATGCCGGAGTACCGGTATCAAGCTTCCAGAAGAGCATCAAGTTCATATTCTACGTGGACGGTACAGTAGTGGACGTGGAGACGATACCTCTTGTGGTGGACGGTAAGGACGGTGCTCAAGGTGTTCCCGGTCCTGCCGGAGCTGACGGGAAAACTCTATACACCTGGATAAAATATGCCGACAACGCGCAAGGTGGTGGTATAAGCAACAATCCTACCGGAAAAGCGTATATAGGTTTTGCCTACAACAAGGAGACCGCTACGGAAAGTAACAATCCCTCCGACTATACATGGAGCGATATAAAGGGAGAAGACGGTATACCGGGTGCTACCGGTGCCGACGGAAAGACTTATTACACATGGGTTGCCTATTCGGACAATGCGGACGGAACGGGCATGTACCAACAGCCTAAAGACACGACTAAATATATCGGTATAGCCGTCAACAAGGAGACTGCTACAGAAAGTAACAATCCTTCTGACTATACATGGTCAAAATTTAAGGGGGAAGACGGACAGAGCGTGTCTTCGCTCGGTCCGTGGTATACCGGACTGTTTGTACCAAAGCTGAGCATTGTCACGATGGGGGGAAGTTCATTCTGCTCAAAGAAAGATACCTCCAACCCACCGTTATGGACCACTACGACCAGTGACGGCAGGCGCATTACCCAGACGCAGGACGGAGGGAAGACATACGGGTACATACTTTCCGGTGAATCAAATACGGAGGAATACGACCTGCTTGTCCAGAGCGGAAAGGACGGAAGCGACGGTACCGATTACGAAAGAGTGTTTATCCATACCACGGAGGAAAACCGCCCCTCCACCCCAGCGACCTCACAGACGGATGATTATATCCCTTCCGGCTGGCATGATGATCCTATTGGCGTTTCCGAATCCCTGCCTTTTGAATGGATAAGCGAGAGGAAGAAGAGAAACGGCATATGGAGTAATTTCAGCACACCTGCTCTCTGGGCTAAATATGGATTTGATGGCATTGATGGCGCAGAAGGTGTGGCTGGTACGAGTATTGTATGGAAAGGTGATTTCTCGTCTGCCCCTTCCTCTCCTCAGAACGGTTGGGCGTACAAGAATACGACCGACAAGAAGTCGTATGTATATCAAGACGGCCAGTGGTATCAAATGACCATTGACGGAATTGACGGAAAGAACGGAAAGGACGGACTGAGCATCGTATGGAAAGGCGACCTGCAGTCTCCACCTTCCAATCCTCAAATCAACTGGGCATATAGGGACACCAATAACGGTCGTGTATACATATGGAACGGGACAGCATGGTCGTTGATGGTCGTTGACGGCTCGGACGGTGCTGACGGTGCAGCCGGTTCGAACGGATTGAGCGTGTTCATAACTTACAATGACAGCACTTCCCAGCCTTCTGTTCCTACGGGAAACGGTACTACCGGAGGCTGGCATACGAATGCTACAAGTGGAGCTATATGGATGTCGCAGAAGGTTGCTTCATCCGCAAGTGATGGGACATGGGGCACGCCAATTAAAATCAAAGGCGATAAGGGGGATAGCATAACCGCTATGGGAAGATGGCATACCGGGCTTATCGTGCCGAAGCAGGGTGTAGTTACCATGGGCGGCTCTTCATACATAGCCAAGAAGGAGACCACCAATCCACCACTGTGGACTGTTACAACAAGTTCCGGTCAGCGAATCAAGCAGACCCAGGACGGTGGCAAGACATACGGATACATACTTTCCGGGGAGATGAATTCTGCGGAGTATGATTTGCTGGCTTCAAAGGGAGAAGACGGGAAAGACGGAAATGATGGTACAGACGGAAAAGATGGCACAGACGGAAAAGATGGAGAGCAGGGTATCCAAGGCTGCATCACCCGGCATTCCGAATGGGCTGTGGGCGTGACTTACCGCAACGACGAAGCTCTGACAAGCGGCACCCGTTATGTGGATATTGCGATGATAAGGAACAATGCCGCAATCGACGGATGGGATGTCTACAAATGCAACACTACCCATACAAGCTCGGAAAGCAACAAGCCGGGAGTGTCATCGTCCACATGGACCAAGTTAAGCGGTGTAGGTCCTATCTACACGTCCCTCATCATCGCGAAGAATGGTAGCATTGACTTCTTCCAGGGAAATCAGTTTCTCATTAAGAATTCGGCAAACAAACCGGTTCTGGGAATGACCGGAGGAGACCACGAGGGATATATAACTGATGTGCGTTTCTGGGTTGATGAAGAAAAAGGCTTGTATCCTGATAGTGCCAAGTTCAGGGTGTATAAATCTGGTAGGGTGGTAGCTACCGATGTCGATTTGACTGGAACTATCAATGCTATAAGCGGTACGTTCAGAAATGTCTCCTCTCCCAATGGGTCATTCAAGATAAAGGAGAATGGGGATGTGGAATTAGTCGGTAAGATTTCCACTTCGTTGAATGGCACTCGCATTGAACTGGACCCAAGTTCCAACAGCATCAAGATGTATAACCAAGATAATAATGAAGTAGGGAATATATCTTTCATTGCCGAATCTATCGGAGGGGTTACTAATTATTACCCTCGATTAATGCTCAGAAGGTATTCTGGAAGTAAAGAGGTCGGGAGACTTGATATGTCAGGTACATCCGTGAATGGTTATTCAACGGTTGGAACCGACGCACTAAGCTTTACATTGGGACCTATCGGGTTAGTTTTCTCTGTTAACGGGCAAGTAACTAATTCATATCCAAATAGATAATTGATTATGAAGAAAATTAATTTTGAAAGATTTGAGATTTACACTTCCATCAATCATAAGGAAGTGATTGTGCAGGATTGCAGGGAAGGCTTTGCCAATATCATCTACTTGAACGGTAGTGGTGTGGCTTGCCATGCGCTGGCGATGAAGGTTTACAAGTCGGAAGGGGCGACGGAGTATTCTGACGAGGAATTTGCCTTGATGAAGCAATTCGCGGAAAACTTCGGCAATCTGTCACTGCTTGATTCGTTCGACATGAATGTTAAGACAAATGATAATGAAACAAGAAAGGAGGAACAGCAATGATTTTGCAGGCAGACGGAGGGCACTACCTTACACAGAGTGCGGATGTGCCCATAGATGAAAGGGTGTTCGGGAATACCGCGTATATCAGCGACGCTTCGGAGGTTTCCAAATATCGCCAAGTGTCCGAAGCCGAGAAGGAACGCATGCTAAATGCCGGAACGATATTGGACCCGTCCGACTTGTCGGATGAGTATCTGGACAAGGTGGATACGCTGCATGAGATTATCAAGGAGAACATCAACACCGCAGGTCTGACGGTTGAGAAGAGCCTTAAGCATAAGGAGTATTTCCCCAAGTGGGATGAATTAATTGGCTCAGTCTTGCCAGTCGGATTCATGTTCGCCTACGAGGACACTTTGTATGAGGTAATTCAAGAGCATGAATTTGCCAGCCAGTGGGTGCCGGGTGTAGGTACGGAATCCCTCTACAAGGTTGTCCAGATTGAAGCGTCCGGCACAAAGGAGGACCCGATAGCCTGGAAGCAGGGAATGGAACTGTTCAACGGCAAGTATTACACGGACAAGGATGTGCTTTACTTGTGCATCCGTGACAGCGGTATGGGCTTGTCGTTTGACCTTGCCGACCTGGTGTCCGGTGGTTTTGTGGAAGTGGTCGAGGAATCTTCCGAAGACACTGTTCTATAACAAGGAAACTTGTTCTTTTTTCGGCTTTCCCGATGCCGTTAATTCAGGAATTTATTTAAACAAAAACGAGTTAATTATTTAAATGTTAAATTAGGGTATCATGTTTTTAAAGCGGATGCCCCTTAAATGTATTAAGTATGGCAGATGATATTAAGGAAAATGCGATGAGTGGTGGAACGCCAGCACGGTTGCGTGGGTTGGCGGCGAATGGTAACAGTATTAGTCCGACAATTCAAGAGGTAATGAATGCAATGGAAATATACATCTTTAACCTTACGCTGGCAGCAGGTGAAGAAAAAGACCTTGGTGACTTGGGGTACGGTATGTATTTGCTTGCATCCCCCAACAATGCAGCAACTGCTATATTTGCTTTTGGTTCCTATTCAAAAGGTTTTGTGTCAGATGCAGGTTCAAATTTTTACTGTGATTATACAGATGGGACTAAAGGTGTTGTTTTCGGTCGAAAAACGACAAATGGTAGCTTTTTTATCAAAAACAACAGAAGCACTGAAACATACATAGTCTTAAAAAGGATTGGTACCTTCTGATAGTGGTTCTGCAAGCCATGCGGATTTTCATTCTGGTTATGCCCGTTCTGACCGAGATGGCCGGAACGGGTAATAATAATTAGTATTACCTATGAGTAATAAATTATACTTTAATCACCTTCAATCTAAATGTTGCTTCAATATCTCTATTATTCTTTATGTAAAAGCTTCCATTTACTTCCTTTCGCCCAAAAACAACACTCTTATTCCCATCAGTATAATCACAGAATAAATTGTTCCCTCCATCTGATACAAAACATTTCTGATACGCTCCAACGCTATAAATAGCAGTTCGTGATGCTGTTGGAGATGTTAGGAAATACACACCAGTTCCAAGATTTCCAAGGCCTTTTTCTTCGCCTGCTGCCAATGTAAAGCTATAGGTGTATATTCCTATTGCATTCATTACCTCTTCCAACGTCGGACTAATACTGTTACCATTCGCCGCCAATCCACGCAGCCGTGCTGGTGTTCCACCAGCCATTGCATTCTCTCTAATATCATCTGCCATAATATTCTCACATTTAAGGGGCATCACCTATACACCACTTCCACCCCCATTCTCTTCAAGTGCGCATCCAGTGTTTTTATATTACAATTAAAGTATCGGGAGATAAAGACCTTGCTTTTCCCTTGCTTTAGCAATTTTATGATTTCTTTTTCGTGGGGGAAAAGCAAATGATGATGGTGCCGAATAGACTTGAGCTTCTCCTTGTTCTCCTCAAGTATGGCAGGCTTGTCTACATCAACAACAATGCCTTTTTCTCGAAGTGTGTCAGCTTCCATCAATCGGTGGCGATATTGGTAAGCGGCTGCTTGGTATTCAACGTGTGGTGCGCGGTCGGTTTGGATTCGTTTCTTGATGATAACCTTTCGCTTCTTTCTTTTTTGGGGAACGATTCTTTTTTCTGTGGGGATGTCTTTGGGCTTTCGTGGACGCGGAGTATAGTTCCTAACTATCAGTCCTTCTCTTTCGAGATGCTTGTCAAGGGTGCTGTACTGGCACTTGACTTTCCGGCAGATGGCTGCTTTGCTGTATCCGTAGTCGACCATGGTGCGTATAAGTTCCTTGTGTTTGTCGAGCTTGTGCCGTCGGTTTGTCCCTCCGGTTTTCCTTCCGAGTTTCATTCCAAGCGATTTTTTCCTTGCAAGTGCTTCTTTCGTGCGTTGTGAGATAAGGCTGCGTTCTATTTCACTCGCCAACGAGAACGCAAATGCTATGACGTGGCTCTGTAGATTATCGCAAAGTTCAAAGCCTTCCTTCACGGTGATTACTCGGATTTTCTTCTTCATCAGATTGTCAAGAATGGACATAACCTCCAGCAACCGTCTGCCCAATCTGGATATTTCCGAGGCTATAAGGGTATCGTCCTTCTTCATCTTCTTTAGTAATGTCCCGAGCTTTCTCTTGTCTACGTCCTTCATTCCGCTTATCGTCTCCTCGATGTATTGGTCTACATCTATCTGCCTTTTCCTGCAATAATTTTCTATCTCAAACCGCTGGTTTTCTACTGTCTGCTTGTCTGTGCTTACCCTAATGTGTGCGTAAATCATTTTTTGTTATAAAGATAGCGATTTTGCCGAAAAAACGAACCTTTTATAAAAGGTTCGTTCTGCGTCCATTGAAAGCTTCCTAATCTGTCCTTATAAGGTTAGCTTTGCATGTGAAAAAAGTTTGGATTAGTATGGTGTTTGACAGAATATTAGTATATTTGCAGTACCCGTATGAAGATGTACGGCACCGTAACTATGCACTTGGAATATCCGACATATATCAAAGCCTCTGAGCTGATGTTTTTTTGCATCCGGCTCGGGGGCTTTTGTCGTTTTTGACAGACAAAATTTTGGTTAGTTTGAAAAGTTAACATAAAAGCAGGTAATATGACAGATTTAGTTTTTAAAGGTCAGAATGGCCAAGTTTTAACCAATAGCCTTTTGGTGGCTGAGAAGTTCGGAAAAAGACATGCCGATGTAATAAGAAGCATTGACAATATTCTTAATACAGAGGACGAATCACTCAACGCAAAAATGCGTTTAGCTTTTGTATCAACTACTTACGAAGATGCGACCGGAAAAAGTAATCCGGCTTATATCATGAATCAAAAAGGTTTCTCTATTTTGGTAATGGGGTGGAATGGCATAAAGGCTTTGAAATTCAAGAATGAGTTTTATGACGCTTTTGAAGCAATGGAGCGAGCATTGAAAGGAATTACAACTCCTCAAACATATGCGGAAGCGTTACGCCGGCTTGCGGATGAAGTGGAGGAGAAAGAACAAAGGCTCTTCTTGAACAGAAGACCGAGCAGCTTGATGAATCCAAGGAGTGGTACAGTATCAAGCGTTGGGCGAAGGAGCATAATATGAACTGGCGTTCCATCAACTGGCGAAAGATGAAAGCTCTGTCTTATGGGCTGGGATATGAGATTAAGAAGATATTTGACGCCAACTACGGACGGGTGAATATCTATCATGTCAATGTGTTTAAAACCTACTTCCAGTGAAAGAGAACATGATAACCCAGAGCATCCCCGGGGGGTTCTCCGTAATAGCGAGCGGATTTATAAAGGAATCCCTTGAACACATGATACCGTGGCTCATAGTCTCGTTTTCAGTAGTCGTGTGTGATTTGGCTTTCGGAATAAGGAAAAGTCTGCTGATGAAAGAAGAGGTGCGGTTTTCCAGTGCCATACGCAGGACGATGGGAAAGATGGTGACGTACTTCGCATTTACATGTATGGTCGTTATGATAAACATCGCTTCCGGTAGCAAATGGAATATAGATGTGTATTCATGCCTGCTTGTTTGTTTCATTGAGTTCTGCTCGATTATCAGTAATATCCTTACGCCGAAAGGCTACAGCTTCAACATGCTAAAGGCACTGGGTCTGTTCGGGAAAAAGATGCTTGATGTTGACAAGGAGGAGATGAGTGAAATAATAACTAAAGATAAGGAGGAAAATAAATGAAATTCTTTACAGTTTCAGAATTTGTAAGAAGTGAGACAGCGGACAAGAAAGGTATCGACAACCGTTTGCCAAAGGATTTGCTTCCTAATGTTCAAGCGTTGGTGAATAATGTGCTCGACCCGTTACGGGAAGCGTATGGGAAACCTATTATTGTCACCTCCGGGTATAGATGTGAGGCATTGAACAAAGCTGTAGGAGGCTCCAAGACGAGTGACCACATGAAAGGTTGTGCTGTGGATATAGTAGGCACACCTAATACGAAAATGGAAAACAAGAGGCTTTTCAATCTGATCCAGTCACTTAACCTCCCTTTCGACCAATTGATTGATGAGAAGAACTTTGATTGGGTTCATGTGAGCTATCGGGAAGGAAACAATAGAAAACAAGTGTTGGCATTATAGATTAAGCGGCAATGTGCTTCCCAGCAGACTACCGCCACTAACATGCACAACATTACGAACAATAATACATTATAACATGGGAAGTGATGAAAAAGTTCATTAAGAATAATATGCGTTTGTCGGAGTTCAGAAAGTTTTCTTTCTGGCTTGTTGTCGGCTTGTCCGCTATGCTGTGGAGCATATTGCTTTCATCATGCGCAGCCCCCAAGAATATGGATTCCCAGTTTCAGGCTGATTATGCGTCTGATTTCAAAGAGACAAAAGCTCTGATTGAGGAGCTACAAGCCAGCTTCAACCGGCAGATAAGCAGTCTGAACGACAAGATGAGTAATATCAAGGTGGAGAACCGGACGGTATATCTGTCAGAGCCGGATAGTACTGGAAAACAATACCCCACCAAGGTAAGCGAGACGAATGCGAGCAGGGAGGACAAGGAACATTCCGAGATGTCGGACATGTTTTCCGCGGACATACGCTCATTGAGCGCTTTCATTGACTCCATATCCGGCAAGTTGGATTACCTCATAAACGAGAAAGAGAAAGTGGTGGAATTGTCTTGGTGGGACTTGCATAAGGACAAGATTTATGCCGGAGCGATTCTATTGCTGTTTGTTTTTGTTCTAATTGGAAAACTTAAGAAAGGAGGCTGACATGACTTAGCATTACTATCCGGGCGAGTAGAAGCGCCCATAGGAAAACTTATCGTACAGATGCGCTCTTTTCGGGGCTTAGAGTAAAAAGAAAGCCCCCAACGCTCAAATAATTATTGCCACATAAAAATTTGAAAAAGCATAAGATACCGCACGTTTGAGGCTTAATATCTTCAACACGGTATCTTGTGCTTTGTTCATGTATATATCAAGTTTTATGTGGCAGGGCAAAGATACGGATAAAAATCTGAAAAATCATGTGCAAGTCAGAAATCTTTGCCGAAACAATCAATCTCGTATCACAAGAAACCGAAATTCCGGCAGAACGTATCTTGTCTCCGGACAAGGACGCAGAAACGGTGGATGCCCGTTATCTCCTTGTATCCCTCCTTGCCGATAGGGGCATGTACCCTTCACAGATAGCAGTTCATATCCACAAGACCAAACGTGCGGTGAACTACATGATTTCCAATTTCCGTGAGCGCATGGAAGGTGGGAAAATGTTGAGAATATATTGGGAAAACATTAGGAAATCGTTGGGAAACAACTGATTTCCATACTGAAAACAAGTATATACTTTTGTGATGCGGTTGATATTGACCGTAATAATAAAAGTATAAATCTCTATGGAAAGAACGTACGTTTTTAACCAGGACGGCGGAGCAGGTTCAGGCAACGGGCTGCTTGCATCCATTCTCCCCTCCCTGCAGAACAGAGGAATCGACACCGGCTATCTGATGGGCCTCATGGGAGGCAACGGCAACGGTGGCTTCTTCGGTAACAATGGTGGCTTCCAGGACATCATTGCGCTTATCGTGATTGCAGCCATTTTCGGCAACGGTAACTTCGGATTCGGAGGAAACAACAACCAGGGCAACTCAGCCGAGCGTGAGATGATTATGTCAGCAATCCAACGCAACGGCATTGACCTGAACCAGTTGGCTGGCTCCATCAACTGCTCTGTCGGACAGATTGAATCCGCTATCAATGCGGTTTCTACCCAGCTCTGCAACATTGGCAGCCAAATTGGCATGAGCAGCCAGCAAATCATCAACAGCATCCAGGCTGGCAATTCCGCTCTTGCAACTCAGTTGGCAGACTGCTGCTGCAAGACGCAGAACGCCATCACCACAATGGGGTACGAGAATCAGCTCGCAATGTGCAACCAGACCAATACCCTGGTGAACACAGCCAACCAGAACACATTGTCCTTGCGTGACGGTGCGACGGCCAATACCCAGGCTATCATTGCCAAGCTGGATGCCATGCAGAACCAGGCATTGCAGGACAAGATTGCTTCTCTGACGGCAGAGAAGGCTACTTTGACAGCCGAAATCTCCCAACGTAACCAGAATGCCACCATCCTGAATGCCGTAGGTCAGCAGATTGCTCCCTTGGCTGCCGGATTGCAGGCATTACAAAGCGATGTTGATGGAATCAAATGCAAGCTTCCAAATACTGTGAGTGTTCAATACCCCAATTTAACCGCTATTAATACAGATTGTTTCCGTGCAGCCGCCTACGGTGCATATATGGGTGACGCTGTATACGGACGTAGTGGATGCGGTTGCAACAACTACTGGGGTTAACCCGGCAAGAAAGGAGGTAATCATGTGGCCTAACTTTTTTACTGGATTCCCTTTCCAGTTCCCCTCCCTCGGAAGAGTGAACTACAACACTCTCCCTACGGTGGCTGTAACGGTCGGCACAGAGAATGTCACTTTGGAATTGCCCAATCATGCGTTCCGTAACCGGGACTATGTGGGCGGTTTCTATGTCAGTCTCCGTCAGGCGATACCTGCAGGAACGACGGCTACTCTGCCGATACTTATTGGGACCAACGGGGACACGAGACCGTTGCTGGCTTACAACAATGAGCCGGTGACTGTCGGCAACCTTGCCGGGACCGGTATCTACGAAATCCACTATAACAAGTACACCAATGAGCTGTTCCTTGTCAATGGTGGGTATCGTCCGACAACGACAACGGCTCCGACAGCCGAAACAATCGCTCAGAAGAGCAAGTAGTTAACATGGGGTTTTGTGGCTGTCCGGGAAAGCCGGATAGCCGCACACTCCTTTAAAATCAAACCAATATGTTTCAAAATCTACGAGTTAACAGTACATTATATCTTCTTCACAGAGGGGCAAATCCAAGTTTGGAATGCGGGCAAGTCGTTAATGTAAGCCCTATAAAAACTATATATAAGACTGTTCCCAACATGCCTTATCCACAGCCGGTCCAGGTTATTGATTTTGTCGTGAATATAAACGGGCAGAATGTTAATTTGCAGGAGATACCGGCTAATGCCAATATTGCCGATGATGTTAAAACGGGGATGCTGATTACTGGTTCAAGAGACGAGATGAACACCGAGGTCCTTACTATGAAACAGAAGAGTGAGGATGTCCTAAAAAGCGTGGAATATCATCAGAACTTTCTTAGGGTATGTGACCAGATGCTTGCCATGCTTAACCCTGAATTTGCAGCCAAGCAACAGCAGGAGCAAGAAATATCCGCATTGAAAGGGCAAATGTCCAATATGGATAAGAACATGCAGGAGATGAGCAGGAATATGGCTGACCTCATTGCGCAAAACCAGAAGTTAATGGAACAGCTCGGAGTGGGCGAAACATCCAAAACAAAGAAATGATATGGGAATGTGGAGAATATTAGACGAATGGCGTGACGATTACGAACGCAGCTTCGGAATGAGAGACGATGATGTGGAGGAAGCCTACAAGGAAGGATGCCGCCACGGTTACGAGAAAGCCATGCGCAAGATGCAGGGCGGTGAAATGGGCTACCGTAATGACGGCGGCTCCCGTAGCGGAGGTTATAGCGGCTCTGATATGGGCGAACGCCGCATGCCGGGGTATTTCCCGGAATATCCTATGTACGGTGAGCGTCATGGAATGCCGCCCTACGGTGACGAAATGGGCGAACGCAGACGCAGACGCGCCAACGGTGAGTTTTATTGATAATGGAGGGGTGGAATGCCCCTCTTTTTCTAAATCTGAATAATTATGGGACAAAGACTGGATATTTACGATAGATTTCCCTCCGGCATGGAGGCATACCTCTCGCAGTATGGATGGCATTTCAGCAAGAAGATGTGCGACTGGGCTGTATCCTGCATGAAGGTGGAGAATAAAAGTACCGGCAAGAAGGAAAGGATTGAGCCGATCAGCAAGGAACAGTTGGATGAGCTTCTGAAAAAATATAATATCAAGCTGGATAAGGATGCCGGGTACGACAGCTTGTACGTGGCAAATATGGCGAAAGCAGACTATTACAAGAGTTCGATTGCCGATGAAGCGCATTTGGCGCTGTTTATAAAGGACTACATGGATGACCCGGACGGATACGACGGTCTTCCGTTTACCCGTTTTTATGCAGACTGCATAGGTTCCGGTAATCCTATAATGTGGTCGGAGATGATGTAGCCTATGATAGTCCAGGACTTTTATATACCGGAATATGACTGGGAAGTAAGAGTGTATTATGCAGTTGACTGCTACTACACCGGCAGAATCATGGCAGACCTGCGCCGTGTCGGTTGCAGGGGAGCAGACCTGATGGACGCTTTCAGGAACATGCGCTCCTGCAATCTGAATACCGGCATTACCTACTCCAATACAAGGGACAGACAGACCGTCATGGTGATAGCACTCACTTCCTCACCGGGCGAGTTCCAGAATTCATGGGACCATGAGAAGGGACATCTCTGCCGTCACATATCCAAGGCTTTTGGGATTGACCCATACGGTGAGGAAGCACAGTACCTTTCCGGCGAGGTTGGGCAGAAGATGTTCCCGATAGCGAAGAGGTTCTTGTGTGAGCATTGCAGGAAGGGGCTGGCGAAATGGTGACTGTTCCATTTTCTGCAGCACTTACATTTTGAAAGGACAGTATCAATTCCTTCCAATTATTACCATACTATAAATAATGCTAATGAGAAGCGATGATTTGGACATATTGATTTCGCAGGCCGACGACCGTTACTATTCGGATTTCTGCCGTCTTCTGCTTGTCATGCTATGGAACGCATAGAGCGCGTCCTTGACTGGCTGGTGCCTGTCGCTGTAATAGTGAGGGTGATATCGTTGTGTCTCTAAAGGTGATGTTTGATTAACTGCTCCTAATACTGTTCACAAAACATATAGTCTATCAATTTAAAATTCGCTTCATTGATAGGGGTAAAATCTTTTTTGATATAAAGGTCTGTAACTCTCATGGATGACTCGGTATGGCAGAGCATCTCATTTACCAGCCATTTACTTATTCCAACCTTATTTATCGCTATTGTTGCCATAGAATGCCGCGCGGAATAGAATTGCAGATTTTCAACACCAATTTCTTTCCCAATCTCTTTTAGTCCTATATTAATTGCTCGGTTAAGGTCAGCCATAGACGAGTAACGTTCGTAAAAGTTAAACATGCGTTCTTTCCCTTTGTATTTATCAATTAGAGGTTGGATTAAGGGATGTATTCGAGCAACCATTTTGGCATTGTCATTCCTGCGTTCTTTTGTCTTTGTTCGGTAATAAGTAATAAATTCCCCGTCGTATTCGGTCGCATTATATAAGTCGGCAGAGTTCATTCCCATTAAACAGAAAGACAAGCGAAAACAATCCAAAGCTAAATCATGTCTGCTTGTGTGCCCTTTAACTTTTTTGTTGTCATATGGGAGACTGAATATGGCTTTTATTTCATCAACAGATAAAGCTCTTTTTTCTGCGACATTCTGCTGCTTGGGTTTAAATTTCGAAAGGCTGTGCTTTATTCTGATTATTCCGTTGTCTTCATCATTATAATACTCCTTTGCTTCTATAAACAACCGCAAAATAGAATTAGTATAAAGGGATTGTGCTCTCTTTTTATCAGAAAGGAATTCTTCATATTCTTTCATCTTTTGAACAGAAATCTCATTGCACATAATTGTTTCTCTTCCGAAGAAGTTGCAAAATGAATTGATTGCTGTGGTATAGTTCTTAATCCCTTTTATTTCAGCGTGCGATTGGCACCATTGCTTTGCAAATGATATAAAGTCTATTCCAGTTCTATTATCTTTTCTCTTTATAAAATCTACGATAGAATCTATATCCATAGAATTTAACTCGAGATTCAGTGAGGCAATCTTGTTTCTATATGCCTTTATTATTTCCTCACATTTATCAAGAATAAGCTGGTTCTTTATCTTAAAACTAGATGTAAGGTCCTTCTTTGTGACATACATGGTCGTTGATATGTACCTTATTTTTCGTTCATGTGTAAAACGAATGACGACATTCCACGTCTTATCCTCACGCTGTCTGTCTTTAAATATAGTTGCTTTAAATGTTGCCATGATATCTCTTGTTAAAACGTTGCTAAAACATTTTTAAGTAACTTCTATATTAAAAAAGCCACTTTTAAATTCAACTTGTTTTTCTGTATTTCTCATTTCTATTGAGTTGTATTCATAAATGCCTTATATACAACAAAAAAGAGGAATATTCAAACCGAATTTCCTCTTCTTTGCGGGTGGCAGATGGGACTCGAACCCACGACATTCAGAACCACAATCTAAGTGTTTGAAATTCGTAATCTTTTGTTGTATAGTATTATATTGATTGTTTCTATGGCTTATGCTAAAACAATGCTAAAACAATTTGCTTTTCTATCTTCTTCTAGGTCTTTGTAGTTCTATCACATTAAATATTTGCCTTACTTCTGCTAAATCAATGATTCTATCCGGATACATATCATTCAAAGAATGTATTGTTATTGTATGCATCTCCACATTATGGTCAATTATTCTCTTGACCAATATCCCTTCTTGGTGTACAATTACAAAATCCCACTTTCTTATATGCAGTTTGGACTCAGCCCATAGATATGGGGCGATTTCGCGGCAGAGAAGTCTGTCCCCTTCTAAATAACTTTCTTCTGTCCCGTCATTCATGCTGTCACCTCTAACCTCAAAGGCTACATAGTTTCCTTTGGCTTCATGGTCAACAATAAAGGGGATGGTAGGAAGGGTTGCCATGTATGTTGCATCTTCAAAACCGCATAGGTATCCTGCTTGTGCGTACTGGTTTACTAATGGCACATTGATAATATAGTCTTGATTTAATGGTATTGCTTCATTATTAATAGGAGAGTTTAGTTGAGTGTTCAACATATTACCAATTCCTCGTACTAACCAGTCTTTGTTTAATTCAGGAAAGGCCTTAGAAATAAGTTCTATTTTAGGCTCTCGGATGGAGTATCCTATTTTGGAAACAAATCCGTTACCCAAGCCGCATGCATCCTCAAATTGCTTATTATTAATCTTTTTATAATTAATAAAGGATAAAACTCTGTCTTTAATCTCACTCATTTCTAATTAATAAAGGTTAAAATAGAAATAAATTCTATCAATATTAGATATTGATTAGAAATTATTTCTATATTTGCATCGTGATAACGAAGCAAAGGTACGCAACTTGCAAATAAGATGCAATAGTATAAACATATTAAAATGAAAACAAGAGATTATAAACTGGTCAGAGATGGCAAATATAACAGACACGCCATAATGCAGAGGGCTTGGGCTTATATGAAACAAAGCAAGGCTTTTAAGTGGTACTCTTTTGCTAAGGCTTTGAAGGATGCGTGGACAGATGCTCATTTAAAGATGGATGAATACCAATCATCTCTTATTCAAGATGAACCTATTGGCAAGCAAAGAAACGTCCATGAATTCGGATACGCGATGCTCGGCTGGCGATACGAGCATGTAGGATAATCCCGTAGTCGGATTGAACGGAGTCCGGTGGCGATAACCGGGCGGGAACACTTGATTAGGTCTTTGAAATGATGAAGCAACAATAAACGAAACGAGAATTATCCGTAGCTGGAAAGCCGTGACCGGATAATAGGCTCAAAGTAGTATTATCCATCATTTAGACGGTCCGAAAACACCTCTATCAGTAAGCATGCAAGGTTTGGGGCTTGCACCGCCGTCAAATGGTGACAATATATAAGCGTCCTATCCAGTCCTCAATAGGTATAAAGTAAATGGCGGCGAAGGGCGACCATACCACGCTTATCGATATATCTCCCCTCCCGTCAAATTCGGGTATGCTGAAAGGCTAAACACGCATTGTTGCGTTGAGGGCGAGCCAATATTTATTAATCTTTAAATATATAGAATTATGATTGGAAAGAAAGTTATTATTAGAGCAGACAGAGCGGGCGTATTTTACGGAGTATTGAAAGAAAAGAATGGTAGTGAAGTTACATTGACAGACTGCCGAAGATTGTGGTGCTGGTATGGGGCTGCATCTATCAGCCAATTGGCAGTAGAAGGGACAAAACGCCCTAATGATTGTAAATTCACATTGGCCGTGCCGATAATTTCAATTTTAGGGGTTATTGAAATAATACCTTGTACAGACGAAGCAATAAAATCTATTGAGGAGGTAGACGTATGGAAGAACAGATAAGAGAGTTTCTTAGTATATACTCTGGCTATGGCTCTGGCTATGGCTCTGGCTTTGGCGATGGCTATGGCTATGGCTCTGGCTATGGCTCTGGCTTTGGCTCTGGCGATGGCTATGGCTCTGGCTCTGGCTCTGGCGATGGCTATGGCTCTGGCTCTGGCTCTGGCTATGGCTATGGAATTAAAACATTCAATGGCGACAAAATATATATCATTGATGATATTCCTACAATTATCAAGCATGTTCATGACAATGTAGCTAAAGGATATATACTGAACGATGACTTTACATTGACTGAGACATTTGTTGCAAAAGGGAATGGGAAATTCGCTCATGGAGAAACATTGTACGAGGCCTTTGCTTCACTTCAAGAAAAATTGTATGACGATTCAACCGAGGAGGAAAGGTTAGAAGCTTTTAAAAAGCATTTTCCAGACTTTACCAAAAAGGTATCGGCTAAAGAATTGTTCCATTGGCATCATGTGCTGACCGGTTCGTGCAAGCAAGGAAGGTTGTCATTCTGTATCAATAAGGGTATAGACATTGATAAGGATGCTTACACCGTACATGAGTTTATAGAGTTGACTCAAGATTCTTATGGCGGTGATATAATCAGAAAATTGAAGTAATATGTAATTATCCCGTGGTCCTCCATAGATGTTGGAGGGCAGTAAGGCTACCACCGGAACGCCCACGGGAGCAACAATTTTATGTATTCATAAATTTGCATAATTAGGTTTTGTCCGGGCGGTCTGTGAAGATAGGCCGGATTTTTATGAAAAATATATATAATCAATAATATACATATGGAAAAAGAAATTGTAATCGATGAGAATTATCGAACAACAAAAGTGTTCGATGAAATGAGAGTAGGGGATGTGGTTAAAGTTCCCTATAGCGACTCCCGCCATTCTGGGATAAAAAGCGAAGCTGCAAGACGTAATAAAGTCGCCAGGTTGACGAAAAAATTGAAAGGTAAAATAGACCTTATGTATAGGGTATCCAAAGAAGAACACCCGGGATTCTCTTCCATTATACGACTTAAATAGTTATAACATACACACGACATGAATAGAATCCTTACAGAACTTACACCTGAATGCGAAATTACAGCACGAATGTACGCCCAGGGGTATGAGAAAAAAGAAATTGCGGAAATCAAATGTCGGGCTGTCAGTACAATTAGTAATCAGATACAGACTGCCATGAGAATTCTGCATGTGCGAAATGGAAGAGAGCTTGCAACTATGCTGTACGTAAATTCACTATGGATTTTTCGCCTGCTATCCGTGTGTCTGTAGCATGTTGTCTATTATGTATTTTTTCTCTTTCTCTTTATCACGAACAAGGAGAAATGAGAAAAGGTGTAGAATCAAGAATTAAACGAATAGAAAGAATAAGGAGAGTAGAATGAATATAGAAGAAATCCAATCCATAATGATAGACAGCTACCAAGTCGGATACATGGAAGCAGTCAAGGCTTACGAGCCTGCGCAAGACCTTATTCGACAAAAAGAGGTTAAGAAGTGGCTAAACATGATGAAAATAGACTTTAAACGTTTTAATATTCTTGTAGGTAATAAGCTGATTAATCCTATTCGAAAAGGAGAAAGCCGAAATTCGCCTCTTTACTATTCAAAAGCTGAAATAAAACAAGCCTTATCGTTGGCAAATGTCAGCGGAATAATGTCCAGGGAAAAAATTAAATCAGACATGTATTAGTATTGGAACGCCCACGGGAACAAACTAAATTGCAACAACAATGGGGAATACATTATCTTCCGGCGTGCTACTTGGCATCGTTTTCTTTGTCCTCTGTCTTTGTTATGCGCTTCTTGAATTGTTTTTCGGTTTGATGAAAAAAAATTCTAAAGATACCGATAACCGAAGCGCCGAGTGCAAGGATTCCATAGAAATAGATGTACACATTGGAAAAAACGTATATCACATATCTATACCCAAGACCATAATTGTCAGGAAAGAAAATAAGCCAAAAGGAAGCAACGAGGGTGTATACGAGCAAAAATAAATACCCCTTCTTGTACTGCTCCCTTGCTGCTTTATATACAATAACGGTAGAAAGGTACGAGATATAAACGCAAAAGATAGATGCAGTGGCTGAAAAAAACAGCTTGTTCATAAAACTTCAAGTTGGGAAACTCTGGTATGTACAGATATAAAACTGTAAACAAAACTGGCAAAGACACCACAAAAGCGGTAAACAAAGACTTATGCTCCATATTGTAGCATTTGATTAATTCTGATAAATCCATAATTTCTTAATTTTAAATGTGACAATGCAAAATTAAGGAAATCCCCTGACAATAACGCGATGTTGCCAATCGGATTGGTTCAGGGGAACATGAATGATTGAAGTTAGAGTTTAGTTTTTGTCCGGTCGGTTTGAGAAAATAGACCGGACTCTTTTTTAGGAACAACAATTAAAAACAATATAAATATGGGAAAGAAAAAAGTAAAAGTCAAGTACAACGCTCCCGGCTGGGAAGACAGAATCGGGACCATATACAGCATTAGTGGTGACAAGGTAACGATAGAGTTTGGAAAGCATTCCTTTATCGAGGTTTACAGAGACGAAATCATTTTTGTATGAGAAAGATAAATTGCTATACGGTATTCTTTGCCTTCTGCTTATTGTGGATGGTAGTATTACTGGTAAGGTCGGTAGCCGTAACTAATGTGGGGCAAGTGTTCCCTGCATTCATGTTCTCCCTGATGGCATTCCTTTCATGCCTTGGGATATACATCACTTACAATGAGTGATTACGCTTAGAAAATAATGTTAGTGTTTATTCGTGCCGTCCAATCTGTAAAGACGGGCGGATATCCGGGATATTAGCTCAGAGGCAGAGCGGTGCATGGTATTGGTATTTGTAGTTTTGTCATGGTATTATTTAAAGGTTTCATGCACAGGTCACGGCGTTCAAGTCCCGTATATCCCACAAACCAATTATTCATATGAAAGAAATACGATTGTTAAATGCTGACGAGATAGACGCTCGTGTGGCTACAGTGAATCAAAAAGGGTGTTCATTGCTCCTTTATAAGGACGCCCGTTGTGACATGAGGCTCCTGGATGAAACTTTCGGTTCTATGAACTGGACCAGAAGTCATGAAGTAATAGACGGGAACCTTTATTGCAACGTTTCCGTCTGGGACGAAGAAAAGAAAATGTGGATAACAAAGCAGGATGTGGGCGTTGAGAGCTATACCGAGAAGGAAAAGGGACAAGCTTCAGATGCGTTCAAGCGTGCCTGCTTCAACTTTGGTATAGGGCGTGAACTTTATACAGCCCCTTTTATATGGGTAAACCTTACCAACGACGACCTGAATGCACAAGGGAAAATCAAGACCACATTCAAGGTGCAGTCAATCGGATATAACGAGAAGAGGGAAATAAACCGGCTTGTGATAGTTGACAACAAGAGGAACGTCCGATATGAGATGGGTAAGGTTATAAAGCCTAAAGAGGGGCCGAATAACATAGACAATGATATGCTGGCCATGGCGCTGCAGGAAATAAACAGCGCGCAGAGTTTGCAAACCCTTACACAGATATACAATAATTATGAGCCTTTGCACGGAAACGACAAATTCATGTCCTCCCTTAGCGCAAAAAAGAAATTGCTATGATGGAATTGGTAAAGTCTAACGTGTTCTTTAACCAGGAAGAGCATACATATACACTTGACGGTATATCACTTCAAGGCATTACCGGAATGATAGGCAGACAACTTTTCCCGGACAAGTATTCGAATATTCCCAAGGAAATACTCAATGCCGCAGCCCGAAGAGGTTCCCTTATCCATGAGACGATAGAGCTTGTAGATGATTTGGGAATATCCAATGAAATGGAGGAAGTAAAAGGATACATTGATTTGAAAGAATTGTACGGGCTTCAATACGAGACAAGCGAATACCTTGTTTCAGACAATAAGAATTTTGCCTCCTGCATTGACAAAGTCTACCGTGAAAGCAATACTGAATTTTCATTGGGCGATATAAAGACAACTTACGAACTTGACAAGGATTATATACGTTGGCAGCTATCCATATATGCGTATCTGTTTGAAATGCAGAATCCGGGATGCAAGGCCGTCCGTTTGTTCGGTATATGGCTGCGTGGGAAAATACATGAGTTGGTAGAAGTTGAGCGTATTCCCGGCTGGGTTGTCAAAGATTTGCTTGATGCAGAAATAAACGGAAGAAAGTTCATCAATCCATACTCCATTCCTTCGGCAACAAGTCAGATGCCCGCAAAATACAAAGCAATGGAGCAGTCCATTGCCGAGATACTTGAACAAGCGAAGTATTGGACGGAAAAGAAGAAGGAGCTTTCCGATGGCATCATGAAGGCAATGGTCGAATCGGGTGCATACTCCTGGAAAGGAAATACGGTATCCTTCACACGAAAGAAGGACACCATCCGCAAGGAGTTTGACAAGAAAAGTTTTGAGAGGGATTATCCCCAATTATACAATCAATATTTAAAAGAGACTCCCGTAGCAGGGAGCGTAACATTAAAAACAATATAGTTATGGCAATTTTAAGCGGTTCCATCTGCTTGTCTGAAATTCCAAGAGAGCAGATGAAGAAAGTAATGTGTAAAGATGGAGTTGAAAGAATCTATGTGAACGTGGCTGTCATTGAACGGAAAGAGAAATCCCAGTTCGGGCATACCCACTTCATCACTTGTTCCCCGAAAAAGGAGGAGCGCATCGAAGGTAAGTCATATATTTTTGGTGACCTCAAAGAGTTTATACCTCAAAACACCTCTCCTACTTCTGAGGATATAAATAATGCACCAAGTATTGACCCGGCAGACGACCTCCCGTTCTGATGCAATACGATGGCTCTAACCCACTCCATGTTCAGCAGGCAAAAGCGAAACTGGAGAAGCTGATAAAGGGACAGAAGGTATTTGAGCTGACAGAGAAGAAACCGAAAAGGTCTTTAAATCAGAACAAATATCTTCATGTTATTTTAGCATATTTCGGATGCCAGATTGGAGAAACGATGGAGTACGTTAAGCGGAACTATTACAAGATTCTCTGCAACAAGGACACTTTCGTCCGTGAGAGGGACGACAAGTATCTTGGAAAAATAAAATACCTGCGCAGTTCGGCTGACCTTGACAGTGCAGAGTTTAGCCTTACCATTGAAAGGTTCCGGAATTTTGCAAGTGCCCAAGGTGTATACATTCCTTCTCCAGAAGAAGAACGTCTGATTCAGTTGATGGAGATTGAGGTCGAACACAACAACCTTTATATTTAAACAATGAAGTTTACTGTGACAAAACAAGAAGCGCTTCTCCTGCAAAAGCTGCTTTACTCCTACAAGGAATGCCTGCCCGATGGAACGACGGAGAAGCACGGACGTTTTGTCGGGAAGCTTAGCAAGAAAATCAAAAGACAAATTATTAATCAATTAAAATTATGATGCACACTTGGTTCGAGGTATCTATAAAATACCAAAAAATAGCCGAAAACGGCATGGAAAAGAAAACAACCGAAAAATACCTTTTTGACAGTCTTTCTTTTACAGAAAGCGAAGGAAGATGCATTGAGGAAATGACACCGTTTATTAGTGGAGAATTCACGGTTTCTGATATTAAGAGGGCTAATTATTCAGAGGTGTTTTTCTCTGACGAGGAATCTGCAGATAGGTGGTTTAAATGTAAATTGGCATTTATCACCCTTGATGAAAAGAGTGGTGCTGAAAAGAAAACATTTACTCAAGTATTGGTACAAGCTGCCGACCTACGTGATGCCGTGAAGAAATTGGACGAAGGTATGAAAGGGACACTAGCTGACTATCTTATTGCATCTGTGGTGGAAACGGCTTTGATTGACGTATATCCTTATAAAGCAAAGGAGGACGGCCATGAATGATTTTATAAGTGATTGGTACCTTCCGATGGACTTCGGGAATGACGCTCCGGAAGAAATGCCGGACGGTGAAGATAATTTCAATTTCGACTAAACTTTTTGTTCAACCAGCCTGCCCGGTCTGTGAAGATGGGACGGGCGAATATGGGCGTGAGACCGAAGTTGGTTATACGGAGAGAAAGCCGAAATGACGGAGTGCTCAGGTACGATGGTTCGATTCCATCCACGTCCACATATTTAATTTGAGAAATAATATGAAGCCTTACATAATAACTTCCATGTCCCTAATCACGTATAGCGGCAGGAAGATACCTCTCGAAATAGTCGAGAGCCATATACTGACAAAGCCTTTGAAGGCAATCAAGGAGAAGCTGCTTGACGCTTTCTCCACGATGATAGACAAGCCGGTGAATATTGAACTTAAAATAAAGCATATATGATATATGACAAACAGATAATAAGAGGCAAGATACCAAGTAAATCCAATTGTTACAAGATTGTCACATTATCCGGTCATGGTTCTTTGGCAAAGCAGAGGGTTCTTAAAGAGTATGAAAAGACTTTTTATGTACAGTGCGGACTTAGAGACAAAAACATCAAAGGGTTCTTTAAGATAAATGTGGACGTGTATCACGAAAACTTGCGTCCCGACCTTGACAACGCTTTCAAAATTTTACTTGACTGCCTGCAAGGATGCAAAGCCATAAAGAACGACCGCCAGTGTGTGGAAATCCACGCGCGCAAATTGGTTGACAAACTCAATCCAAGAATAGAATTTGTAATTGAGGAAGTTGAATTATAAAATAATAGACAATTTGAAAGATGCATGATAAAAGATAGTTTTAAAGTTCCTTCAATCAAAGAAGTTGCCAAAGAGATAGAGCATATACCGAAATGCACAAGAAGCGGAGAGATAAACATTTTGCATTTGTATATGGAAAGAAAACATTTATCTATTTCCAACAATTACAGCAGTAAAGAAAATGGCAGAAAAAGCAAAAAAGAAATCTTTCATTTTTAATGTTGAATGGCAAGAGATACTATTAGGTTACCCATCGGAGGTCAGACTTGAAGTGTACGATGCAATTATTGAGTATGTTGCGTCGGGGACAATTTTGGAGCTGAAACCAATGGCTAAAATGGCATTCTCCTTCATTAAAAAAGAAATAGATTACAATACCTGCAAGTACAATGATATTGTGGCAAAACGAAGCGAAGCAGGAAAAAAAGCAATGAATAAACGCTACAATAAAGTTGCAACAAGTCTAACAAATGATAGCAAATCTAACAAATGTTATCAAGTTGCAACAAATCTAACTGTTAATGATAATGATAATGTTAATGAATCTCCTTACGGAGATAAAGTAGATGCTTTTCTCCCGGAAATATCAGACAAGCCTCTGAAAGAATGTTATGAGGAATTATCCGCCAATAATTCATGGATAGAGACTGTCGTAATGAACAAGAGGTCTGCCGGACATCCGGACTTTACCCTGCAATATTTCCAAGAATATCTCAAAAAATTCTTTGAAAAACTTCAAAATGAGGGAGAAATCCGTAAAAGCCCTAAAGACAGCATGGCTCATTTTGTCAGGTGGCTGGATATTGAACTCGGGAAATCCAAAACGGACATGTATAAGGCAGCGAACGAACAGTTATTGTTGTCTGTCAAAGAGGACAAGAAAGGGTACTACCAATTCTTGTCGTACATCAAGAGGCAAGCTCCGTATTGTTTTTCAAATATGCGGCTGCCTACCGAGGAAGAGTTCTTGCTACTACGGGGCAAATACGGGAATGAGATGTTTAAAAGCGCATTGCGCACAATTGAAGGCAGGTCAGACATACGTTCTAAATGGGATGTTTTGTATTATGCCGTCTTAAAACAATTCGAATATCAAAATGGAAGTTAATATACAATTACGTGACGAGGAAGCAGAGAAAATTGTTCTCGGCACTATCATTGCAGAACGTGACGCGATAGAGCAAGTAAGGGACATTCTTTCAGAAGAGTGCTTCTATAACCATTTCCATGCGGAAATATACAAGGCGATACTTCAAGTTGTATCATCGGGAAATAGGGCTGACCTTATTTTCGTCAAGAGTAAGCTGGAAGAGAACGGAGTGAAATTTGACATAGTTGAATACATGAAGATTGTATCCTGCCATACTTTCGATTTGTATCAATACGCCTCGAGACTCCATGACTTGCGTATACGAAGGGCATTCTACTCCATTGGGCAGTACCTTGTATCCAACTCATATACGGAAGCCGAAGACATTGAAGATGTCGCAAAAAAGGTCAATGACGACATGGCTTCGTTGTTCAAATCAAGCAGTACTACAATTTCTTCGATAAATGAAGGGATTGAAAATGTGTACAAAATGATTAACGAAAACCTATCCGGCAGTAAGCCGCTTACTGGAACTCCGACGGGATTTGAGAAGATAGATTCCAAATCCGGAGGATTGCAGAAGTCTGATTTGATAATTGTCGCAGGTGAAACCTCACAAGGGAAAACGAGCCTTGCTGTGTCTATGATGCGAAATGCGAGCATTTCGGATGCAAAGATAGCCATGTATTCGATGGAGATGAAAAAAGAGCAAATTGCGGCTCGTATTCTCTCTATGGAAAGTGGAGTATCATCCAATCAAATCATGTATTCAAGGCTTACCGATTCACAGATACAAGCTATTGACAAAGGAATCGGAAATATAATCGGTAAAGGCATATACTTTGACGATAGAAGCACATCAAACATAGACACCATCATTTCGTCTATCCGGTACATGAAACTGAAGCATGATATTGATGGCGCGATAGTGGATTATCTGCAAATCCTCAATGTCAACATGAAGGGGGCCAACAAGGAGCAGCAGATGGGTGACGTGGCAAGGCGTTTGAAGAACTTGGCCAAGGATTTGGATATTTGGATTATCGCCCTTTCCCAGCTCAATAGGGACAAGGACAACCCGGTACCTTCCCTTGCAAGGTTACGGGATAGCGGACAGATAGCTGAAGCAGCCGATGTGGTTATGCTGATATACCGCCCGGAAGTCAAGGGGAAAAACTATCCGGAGGAGTTTTCCAATGTAAGTACAAAAAACACCGCAATGATAGATATTGCTAAGGGACGTAATATTGGCATTATGAAATTCATATGTGGGTTTAATCCTTCTACGACGATGTTTTATAATCTTGATTCGGTTCCCGTTTTTGGGAGCACCAATTCTGAAATGGTAGATGAAAATCCATTCTGATATGGCAAAGAAAAAAGATATACCACCTGCACCCGTCCGCTGCCGCCAATGCTCATACTCCAGAGATTTCGTAGACAACTCTTGTCTATGCAAGGCCAAGGGCCATAGGGTGTGCGCGTGCGGCAGATACGGCAGGATATGTGACAAATTCAACAAAAGATGATTTTATGGACATAGAACTTGAAAAGAAAATAGAATTATTGGAATGGCAGCGTGACAACGCACTGCGCCTGCGCTGCCCGTTTGCCCGTTGGTGGCAAAGAAGTACCAGCGAATGATTGATGAACTTGCAAGAAAAAGCAGAAACAATGAAACCAAAGAAAGATTTGATTAAAGCTGCCGAGGCTGATGGCAGCATAGACAGATTGAGCAGCCTCCTTTCAGCCGCACACATACTGAACTGCGAAGCCAACATGCTGGTAGAGGAAGCGGCAGACCTGATGAACGCCAAAGGGTTACTACTCGGAAATTTGAAAAGGATTCATAACAGCTTTGTCAAGAGCGCCGACATGTACTTCCTGGAATTCTCCTCACTCGTAGAGACAGAGAACTCGAAGATGGATATGTTCAGGGACATGGACGAGTTCGACGCCAAGTTCCGCGAGTGGGCAAAATTACCGTCTGATTGGAAACCTAAAGAATCAGAAGAATGAGTGAAAGATTAACACACGGTTCTCTATTTAGTGGCATTGGCGGTCCAGAAATAGCTGCCGAGATAATGGGCTGGAAAAACGTGTTCCATTGCGAGATAAACCCGTTCGGGAGAAAAATACTTGATTATTGGTTTCCAAACAGCAAAAGTTATGAAGACATCACGAAAACAGATTTTAGAGAATGGCAAGGGAAAATCAATGTCCTCACCGGAGGTTTTCCCTGCCAGCCCTTCTCTTGTGCCGGACAGCGAAAGGGAGCGGAAGATGACCGCTATCTCTGGCCGGAAATGCTACGAGCGATACGGGAGATTCAGCCCGATTGGGTTGTTGGTGAAAACGTTGCTGGAATCCTCACGATGGTACAGCCCGGCAGTGAAACTGCGTTGGGACGTGAAGAATCTCTGTTCGGAGAGGTTGACCGAGAAAGAACATTGCATCGGCAGGAATATGTCGTCGAAACAGTGTGTAACGACCTTGAACGTGAAGGATATTCCGTCCAACCGGTTGTTATTCCGGCTTGTGCCGTCGGAGCGCCGCACAGAAGAGACCGCGTCTTCTTTATTGCCCACCGTGCAGACGCAGGGTCTGAAGGTATGCAACGAGAATGGGAAAACAATATTCTATCCGGTGGAACTGCTACCGACACCGACAGCCATAGATGGAGGGACGGGAAGAATCAACAAGTCACTATCGCCGAACGCAAAGGAACGGCCAACATTGGCACTTTCCGCGAAGATGGGGCTTCTTCCGACTCCCAATGCCAGGGAAGCGGACAAATATACAAAGAAGTACAATCCGAACAGTCAGATGGGCATAGCTTTGACAGCAATGGCAATAAACGGAATGTTGCCTACTCCAGCAGCGAGGGATTATCAACCCTCCGTTTCCCCACAAGCATTGAAAAGAAAAAACGGGAAAATGAGGACGGATGCTCTGTGCAACCTGCCGGTAATGTTAGGAGAACACCATTTGCAGAACGGTGGGAAAACTTCCCAACTCAATCCCCAGTTTGTAGCCGAGATGATGGGATTTTCACCGGATTGGACGGTATTGCCTTTTCAAAGTGGCGGCAGGAATCGATAAAGGCATACGGCAATGCGATTGTCCCACAAGTAATGTATGAGATATTCCTGGCAATAGAATCTATAGAAAAAGGCAAATAGTATGAACATTCACCAGACAGTTCCCCGTTCGGATTGCACCTCCTTCGCCAAGTGCGGCAAGCATTCCCTTGCATATTGCAGGAGGTACGGTGCGTCCGAATGCGGACCATGTGAGATTGTGAGGAGGAAACCCCGTAACCGGGTGGTGGTTGACGGAGTGGAGCGGAAGCTGTGCACCCGCTGTGGTAGAGCGCTTCCGTTATCCCGGTTTTTCGATAGGACAGCCCGTCGTAACGGTAAGGAATACCATCTGAAAGCGTCATGGTGCAAGATGTGTATGGCAGAGGTACAGAGCGAGCGGAATAGAAGAAGGAAAATAATAATTAAATAACAAGAAAAATATGAATATTCAATCTAAAATAGCTTACTCCATCTCTTTGTTGCGCAAATGTGAGCAAATGGCGCTTGACTATGACCCCGAAGATGGATTTTACCTGGCATTCTCCGGCGGTAAGGACAGCCAAGCTCTCTATCACATAGCAAAGATGGCAGGAGTGAAATTCAAGGCTCACATGAACCTAACCAGTGTTGACCCACCAGAGGTTATTCGCTTTGTGAAACGGAACTATCCGGATGTGGAGCTGATAAAGCCGAAGATGTCAATTTATGATATGGCACTTAAGAAACATTTAATGCCTACAAGAATTCTTCGTTGGTGTTGTGCTGAATATAAAGAGATGTCTGGCGCAGGAAAGGTGACACTAATAGGTATTCGCCATGCGGAAAGTGTAAGGCGTTCCAAACGAAAGGAGATTGAAATTAGCTCCCATAAATTCAGTGGGAACTTCGACCAATTTTCGGAGCACAAAGAGAAAATGGTTACATGTGTTGGTGGCAAAGACAAGATTCTTGTTTCTCCGATTATCCATTGGAGTGATAAAGATGTATGGGATTTCTTGAACGGAAATAACATAGAGCACTGCTCCCTATACGATGAAGGATATAAACGAATAGGCTGTATTCTCTGCCCGGTGTCAAACTATAAGCAGAAATTAAAGGATTGTCAGCGCTTCCCTCATGCCCGTACAAGATGGATTCAGACCATACAAAAACTCATTGATACCGGATATGTCAATCGTAACTTTACCGATGCAGAGTTTGGTTTTAATTGGTGGATTAGCGGCAAGTCTTTTGACCAATATTATGCAGATGAGGTGTTACAACGGAAAATAGAGTTTAACGAATAACAATCAAAGAGTAGCTATGAAACAGACAGTAGAAGAAGTTGCAAAAGAAGCAAGAATGGCAAGTGCCGAAACATTGACCACCTATGGTACACATACGTCACTTGATGATTTTACATATTTATCCCATGATGAAATTGCAGAAGCTGCATTTATAAAAGGTGCTGAATGGCAGGCAAAGCAAGCACCTTGGATAAGCGTTAAGGAACGGTTGCCAGAAAAGAATACCGTGGTTCTGACAAGAGGGGCTTATGGCTTCCTTATTTGCCAGCTTTCATCTTTGGGTGAATGGGAAACTGGGGCAAATGTTAATAAAGAAAGATTAGGCCTTACCCATTGGATGCCCATCCCCTCTTTCGATGAGATACTAGAAGCCAACAAGGATGTACTGGAACGGATTAAGGAGAAAGGAGACTGCCATGATAGTAAAGAAAGAATTTTATAACATCAAATGTGACTGCTGCGGACGTGTAGCTGATGAGATGTGGCACGATACGGAAGAGATCGTAAGATATATAGCAACGGAAAGTGGATGGCTTCTGCATTGGGATAAAGCCTATTGTCCGGATTGTTATGATTTTGATGGAAACGATAATTTGATTATAAAGAAAGGAGAATAACTATGGATAGTATAGAACAAGCAAAAATAAAGAAAGCGAAAGCAGAAATGGAGATAGCCCGGATTCTGGAAAATCTCGAATTAGAAACCGGATTGAAAACCAATATAGTTTATGTGTATCGGGAAAACGCAAAATCAGAACCTTTATCTCAACCCAAAGAGTGTATAAGAATAGATATTATTTTAACACTATGATAAAATTAAGACTGATACTCCGATTTCTGCTTATCCCTTTATGGTTCGCCATATTCATAGCCTATCTGCCGATATGGTATTTGCAAATGAGCTGGTACTATTTCAGCTTTAGCGATTACTGGGACAGCTATATAGTATTATGGGACAGAATAATGTTGTTTTTAAAACTTAAAAAGGAATAGGAGAAGGTCATGGAAGTAAAGAACGGAATAATAATAGACGGGGTGCTGCATGAAATGGTGTCAATAAGAGAAAACTACTCGTGTGACAATTGCAGCTTGCAAGGAACATGTGATAAAACAGACTTCTTCTTATGTACAGTAATTGCCGGACGGCATAACTCTGATGAACGTTTTATCAATCGTGGCAAAGTAACGGATATTAAGACAGATAAGGAGGAATAAATAATGCACCAGTGTAATTATTGCTGTTGGTATAACGAAAGATACGGGAATTGCGAATGCCCATATGCAATGAGAAAAAAGGCATGTGATAAGGCTAAAAAGGAGAAAGAAAGGAGTGAGAAATGAAATTAAAACATCCATTAGATTGGTATAACGAAAATACACCATCGGAAGATGGAGAATACGAAAAGGGATGTTTATCTATCGCCTTGATAGTAGTAATCATTTTCATTGCATTAGCGGTTGTAATTTTATCTTACGAATTATGAAATCAAAACAAGTATTATCAATCGAACAGATGAAGTACTTACAGGAGCTTGGATTAGATACAAGCGATGCAAGTATGTGCTGGTGTCGCGCTATCTCACATAAATCTGCAACGTGGGAGCTTGAAATCTATGAGTATGTAATAAACCAAAAACTGGATTCTAAATTTTGGGAAACAACCCCTACTTATACTTTGCAGGATATTCTCGACAAGCTGCCGACACTTATAATTATAAGTTCCGATTTTTATAAGATTTGCATTGAACCGTCTTGTGGATATTGGGATATATATTACTATAAATCTGATGCTACAGAACTTATCTCGAAAAAGTCTGAAAATATTATTGATGTGGCTTACGATATGTTGTGCTGGTGTATTGAAAACGGATATGTTGGAAAGGAGGGTGAATAATGTCAAGAGGGGAAATATTAAAGCTATCAGATTTGAAAGATATGCACGGCTCTATTACTTTGGAATATACCGGGATTCTTTATGCTGGTGTAGATAGGGAAAAGAAGCTCCGTGAATTGGCAAAAGTTAATCCGCAGGAGTATTGTCTTGCATTAGGAGTGAATGATGATAGTGAAATTTTCAAAGACATTTCGTCGGGTTCCTTAGTGTCTCCGATGAAATTTTTTAAAAGACTGAAAGGAGAATGACTATGAATGATGAAGAGATACGGAATATAATCAAGATTCAGTTGCAACATTTAAGTAAAGAACAGTTGATAGACGTTCTAATTGATATTTGTATGGTAATTCCTGCGTTTAGAATGTCAAACGCTTTGAGCAGTTTACAATGTACCAATATAAGGGATGCTATAGATGGAGTACAACAAGTAAATGTGAGTTTTAATCCATTGCAACGAATAGCAGAGAAGGAGGTGAATCATGAATAGTGTACAGACACAGACCTTTTCTATCAAAGGGGATAACGATGCTGTGATATATATTGATTTTTGTGATGGAGATTTATGTGCTTCTGTTGTAGTAGAAGGCAAACAGGCTGATTTTCACTTTGAGCCTACTACTTTGAAAATGTTTGCCTATGCTTATAAGTTGCATTGTGAAGATATGCTTAATAATTCTTTAAAAGGATAATAACTATGGGATTTACAACACCGTGCTTTATACGCAAGAATACACCGGAGCTTCGGAAGAAGCTGGAAGAGTTGGGATATGAAATACTTAATTCTGGTAATACAACCTTAGATGCACATAATTATGACGGCAATGGAAGTCATAAAAGCATTGAAGAAGGAAGAGCAATCATAACATCTTATGGGAATTTATATGGGGTGATATATGATATAGATACCGTAACCAAGAAAGGAAGGATTGATTGCGGAGCCAACGAACCTTTGTTTCTCGCCATTGCTGCATTGAGGGACGATATAGACAAGAACCAATGGTTTACGGATGGAGATAAATGGATTCAGTGTCTGGAAATCAAGTTCTCTACTTATTGGGCTTACAATGATATTGAAGTGGATGCCAATACTATTCACAAGGCTACCGTAAATGAACTGATTGAACATTTTAAAACAAAGGAGGAATAACTATGGATGATTTGACAAAAATCTTATTTTCAGTAGTTATTATAATGCTATTCATCCAAATGGGATTGGCTATAGCATACAATTGGGATGAAGAATCTATGAGGAATAAGAAACTGGAAAAGATTGTGACAAGATTTGGTGCTCTTACAATGGGTGCGATTGGCATTTCTGTACTTATTTGGTTGATAACATTTATATGGAGTGATTAATTTATCGGAGGAACAATCATGACCGAAGAACTTGTAACATTAGAAATAGCGAAGCTGCTGAAAGAGAAAGGGTTTGATTGGAAGTGTGAACGCACGATAAGTTGCGATAAAATTATTAGAAGATGGAACCGTCCGCAAGACATATCATGTTGCACAGAAATAGATGGCGAATTAGTTGAATTTTTATGTCCAACATTGTATGTTGCCCAGAAGTGGCTACGTGAAATCAAGAACTTACATATCACTATATATAATAGTGCTTCCGGCTACACATACGATATATCTAAAGCGGATATGGGAACGGTACTTTATTGTTCCCCCGAAGGTCCTAATGATGGAGGTAATTGGGACACCTACGAGGAAGCACTGGAAGCAGGAATACAAGAAGCGTTAAAACTTATATGATATGGCTAAGAAAATAATGTTTAATGATAAATACAGCTTAACCCAAGCCGTATTGGATGGTCGGAAGACTATGACGAGAAGAATAATCAAATGTCCAAGAACTTTTAAAGGAGAATGGGTCGCCGGATTCAATATACACAGACGCCATTCTGATAAAAAGATTGTTGATTGGCCTTGTATGTATGATGCAGATGAAAGATGGTTTGATATGGGCGAGATATTTCCAAAATACAAGGTTGGTGAAGTTGTTGCTATTGCGCAGAGCTATTTAGATTTATCCCTTGCGGAGGTATCTCAATGGAAGAGTAATGGTAATAAAACAACTATCAATTCTCTTGCAGGTTGGACTAACAAGTTGTTTACAAAAGCCGAACTCATGCCCCATCATATCCGCATTACCAATATCAAGATAGAAAAACTTCAAGGCATCTCCGATAAAGATTGCTTGAAAGAAGGAATTTATAAAGGACAATGCGGAAGTGCAGATACACATTTTATGGATGCTTATTATTATAAAGGGGACATTCAGCCTTATTGTACCCCTCGTGAAGCCTTTGCCGCCCTCATAGATAAAGTCTCCGGCAAAGGTACGTGGGAGTCCAACCCTTATGTCTTCGTTTACGAATTTGAACTGATTGATTAATATGATATGGAAACCGTGGAACTGATAATTAAAATCTCCATCTCTTTATTCAATGCCATTGCATTAGGATTTGTCCTAATCCTGGTCAGCAAATGGCATAGGCGCATGGAGGACAAGCTGAATGAGATAAGGGAATACACCCGTAGGGTTTCAGACCGTGATGATGTTATTTATATGAATCAGCTTCAATGGCTGAAAAGTAAGTTGATTGAAGAGGAACGGTACGAGGAAGCCGCTAAAATCAATAAATGTATTGAGGATGAGTATAACAAATTAAAGAATAGGAAAAGTGATTATGAAGCGTGAAATAAAATTCAGAGGTAAAAGTACTGATACGGGGAAATGGGTATATGGATTTCTCTCTTTTTTCTATACTGCCGGAAGGGACGAAAACGGGCTTATCTTTACGGACAAGGCGAGGATATATTCCCCAGAAGACGGCTGCTGCTACGACGTATGGGCTGAAACCGTTGGGCAGTTCACCGGCTTGTGCGATAAGGACGGGAAAGAAATCTATGAAGGCGATATTATAAATTTCACTTTTTATTCCGACATGGCGGGACATGCTCATTTGGAAAATAGACAGGAAATAATTCGACCGCAAATAGTTGAGTTTTACGATTGTAGATTCGTCTTGCACGACTTTACGCTTGATAAAGAAAATGTAACGTATTTCACTTTTCATTTTTCGGATAAATTTAGGCATAGATATGAGATTGCAGGTAATATTTACGATAACCCCAATTTAATATAAGAAATAGCCATGAGAGTAAAGAAATATTTCCATAACATCCAGTGTGATGTATGTGGGGATTTAGCCGATGAAGAGATGTGGCATGAGGATATGAAAACCGTTGCCGAAGTAGCCAATGAAAGCGGATGGTATTACGACCCAGTGGATGACAAGCACTATTGCCCGGATTGCTATGAATATGGGGATGATGGAGAGATATTAGTTAAAGACGGAATGGTAAATACAATGGAGATAATATTATTAGGGAAAAGGCTTGAAGACTATCCGGAAACAGAATATTACGAACGAAGGCTTATCTACACAACATACAGTTCTGGCTTCAGAGAGCATAACATTGCGGCATTCAAGAGCAGGCTGAAAAAAGACTTTGACGATGAAATAATCAATAATTTCGTCAAGGACGGCAACGGCTTTTGGGCTACAGATGAAATTATAGCCGCTGTCCGTGTTTCCTTGTCCCTCAATCTGCTTACTGATGAGGAATGGAAGAAGGCAATTCCGATTATAGAGCGTGGTCTTGAAGCCAATAAAGCCTATGTCCGTATGCTTGACGAGATGTCGGTTATATTGGAGAAGTATTGCGAAGAATGGGAGGAATTGGGGATGCGTTATAACTTTATGCAACGTGTCCCTCTTGAATGCTGGCAGGGACGTTTTAGCAGGCATAGCCAGAATCCGGAACAAAAGCCGAATTATTCATGAGTAAACTATACAAAGTAACCCTCTTCGGCAAACCGTTCATGATTGGATGGTTCAGCCACGCGGACAAATGGTATCACAAGATTGGAATAATATATTGAAATCATGAGAAAAGTAGACAGACTGAAAAAGCTCCATGCCCCTATTGATGACAAATACAAGAAGATTGGCACAACGGTCAACGGGGACGTGGAACGCCTCGCGGAGATGCACAGAGAAACGGAAAAGGGGAAATATCCCTTACGCATAGACCACCGTACCGTAATATACGTGACCAAAGACAAATGCACTCCCGAATATGCCGCAAAAAAGCGCAAGACGTTGGGTCTTGCCCCTGCTGTCGAAGTGAAAGGACATGCATCAAGACTTGTGGACATGGACAAGCTGAGGAGGATGGTAAACGACGGGATGAAGTCCAAGGACATTGCCTATGAGATGGGCGTGGCGGCATCCACCATAAGCACTTACATAAGGAAGTACGGGTTAAGAGACAAAGGGTAGATTAGTTCAAGGACCTATCAAGTAAAAAAATAAGGAGCAGCGGACTCACGACTTTCCACCACTCCTTCACACGACATAGTGCAAAGATACTATTTATTTTAAAATACTTATGTTATGGTGAAGGAATTTTCTGCAATATCTGAACTTAAATATATAAGGGAGCAAAAGTCAAGGTTATCAGAGCGTGAGAACGAACTGTCAACCCCCATGCTGGTGGATGTAGAAATAATTCCGCAAATGTATGAATGGTTTGCGGAAATCTTATCAAAAATGGATTTTCCCCCAAACCTGGATTCTGTGATACAGAGAAAGAAGTTCATGTATATAGTTCTTTTCCTTTTTTCTCCTAGTGTACTTGCTGGAGGAAGAATGCCGAACGGAATAAGAATGGCTTTTGAGAAATTGTTTCCCAATGTGAAGCCATGCACTTTGTCAAACAATATATCGGATATCACGTTTCTATATCGACAATACAAGGAATTTCGTACGGATGTAGGGCATGTATACACAGAAATCATGAATCGTTTAAAAGTCAAAGGTCTAATCAAGTAATTATGAATTTGTGATTTCGGCCAGAGGAAACTCTGGCTTTTTTTATGAAATAACAAACCTTTTGCCAAATGTTCGTTATTGGCTTCTCTTTTATTTGCTGTTTTATTTGCAATGGGGTATCTTTGAAATAAATATAAAGCGATTATGGGGCTTACAGTAAAGCAAGAAAGTTTTTGTAATTATTACCTTGAATGCGGCAATGCTTCTGAGGCTTATCGTCGTGCTTACTCATGTAAGAAGATGAAGGATGAGACCATTAACCGGACGGCATTTGATTTGCTCAATAACCGCAAGATTGCCGCAAGATTGAAAGAATTGCGTGCTGAAATGCAGCGACGCTCGGATATAACCAAGGATGAAGTGGTTGGTATATTGGCTGATATAGCAAGAGCCAATATCGTTGACGCCATAGAATCGAGGAACAACGGTGTCTTTACCACGGTGGTAGTAAAAGACGTGACGGCATTGCCGTTAAGCTTACAACGTGCTATACTTTCCATAAAGAGCACAGACAAGGGATATGAGCTGAAAATGTACAACAAGATAGATGCTATTGATAAATTGTCAAAGATGTTTGGATGGGATGCTCCGATAAAGGAGGATGTATCACTAAATAAGAATGATGCCATTACTATCCAAGTGATAGACAAGAGGGAGGACGTGATAGATGTTGATACAGACGACTAAGATATATTCCACGGTGGATAACGCTATAAGGTCTGGGTATAAGGTCGTGTCGGCGCAAGGAAGTTCCAGGTCAAGCAAGACATACAACATATTGATATATCTTTTGGCATACATTATTCAACGCCCTGGAACATCTTTGTCAGTTGTAAGAAAGACGCTTCCGGCACTTAAGGGGTCCGTATTCCGGGATTTCAAGGAAATAATGCAGGACAAGTTTCAGATGTGGGATAACCGGTGCATGAACAAGTCCGAAATGGTGTATACATTGCCTAATGGTTCTTTCTGTGAGTTCTTTTCTACTGATGACGAGCAGAAAATACGCGGTAGAAAGCGTGACATTCTTTACTGTAATGAAGGAAATGAGATTTCTTTCCTGGAGTGGCAACAACTAGTCATGCGTACGACAAGTTTTTCAATAATAGACTACAATCCTTCATTTTCGGATGAACATTGGCTATGCGAGTTGAATAAGGACCCACGAACTTTCCATTTCATATCCACATATAAGGATAACCCCTTTCTGGAGCAGACCATCATCGACGAGATAGAATCCCTCCAGTATAAAAACAAGGTGTTGTGGACGGTTTATGGATTGGGGATGCAGGCCATGGCAGAAGGCCTTGTCTTCCCTGAATTCGAGATTGTGGACGAATTTCCGGCATATGCAAAGCATGTGGCGGTGGGATTGGACTTTGGCTACAGTTCGGACCCAACTGCTATTGTTAAGTGTGGCATTGTGGATGACCGGATGTACTTTGATGAATTATGTTATCAGACCCACATGCTTACAAGCGAGATAATTCGCGCATTGAAATCCATTGGACTGTTTGTGTATGCGGACAGTGCGGACCCAAGACTTATCCAGGAAATCTCAAATGCAGGAATTGTTATATTCCCTGCAGATAAATACAAGGGTTCGGTAATGGGAGGGCTTTTCAAGATGATGGAATATAAGCTGTGTGTAACCAGGAGGTCGGTAAACTTTATAAGGGAGCTTAAGAACTATGTCTATGAGCAAAATAAAGACGGCAAATTTATCAATACCCCGATTGATGCATACAACCATTTGATTGACGCATCACGCTATTGGACGATAGGGAAACTGTTGGGTAAGATATTGGTCGGTAAACAGTATAGTAAAGAAGAATTAGGACTTTATTAAACGGTTGGTATATGAATTTTATAGAAGCCATATTCGGTGTTCTACGGAACAAGGTTTTAAACTCCATGGGAGTTGAGCGTGATTTAATGCAGCTGGTCCACGACAAGGATATAAGCCGCATCCAGTCAATGATGCAGAATCGTGACTTGTGTGTGGAGGAAGCCATAAAGGAATATAATCCTATTACACATGATGTAATGAATCGACCCGATAAAATGCGTAAGGGAAAGGAGCCGTATAAGGTTGAAAAACTGCCTCGTTGCCGACAAAGGTATATCAATGAGGTAGAACTCTTTTTCCTGCTTGGAAATCCTATAAAATGGAAAACTCCTACCGGTGAAGAAGGAAAGGATGAAGCATTTGAAGCATATACCCAATTCCTAAAAGATACCCGTTTCAATACTACCATGCGGCAGGCTAAGCGCATTGCTGGGGCAGAGACGGAGAGTGCTAAAGTATACCATATATATAATGATGGCGGGAAGCCTGCAGTTAAAGTGCTTGTAATATCAAAATCGAAAGGCTATACCTTACGCCCATTGTTTGACCAGTACGAGAACTTAATCGCGTTCGGTTATGGTTATTATATAAAGGAGGGGGGAAAGACCGTGGAACACTTTGATTTACAGACACCGTCTTTTATTTTTAGATGTAGGAAGGCTGATATTGGATGGGAGGTGGTTCCCGTGTCTAATCCTACCGGGAAAATAAATGTTATCTATTATCGTCAGGAAAAGGCATGGGCCGGCACTGAGAGGAGATGTTCACGGGAAGAGATGATTGATTCGAAGGCGGCCGATACAAATAACTATTTTGCAGACCCTAAACTAAAAGCTACTGCTGATGTTATCGAGTCATTGCGGGGGGCAGAAACAGTAGGGGAGGTTCTACAATTGACCAATAAGGAAATCAGTGCTGTCGATTATCTGGTTCCTCCAGAATATTCTTCCATGAAAGAAAGCGAGAAGGAGGATTTGAACTCTTCTATCTTGTTTGACTCATTTACTCCCGATTTTTCGTTTGAGAATATGAAGGGGTTGGGTACTCTTTCCGGTGAAGCATTGAAGAGAGCTATGGTTCTCGGATTTATTAAGAGGGACAATCTGAAGGAAATATATGATATTTTGGTGGATAGAGAAAAGAACTTGATTGTATCTATAATGATGAATGTCACTCATATTCATTTGCGTGAAAAGCTTTCAAAAATGGCTGTTGAACATGAATTCTCAGAACCTTTCAGTGAAGACGTCCAAGAGAAATGGGCCTCTATAGGGAAAGCATATAATGATGGCATCATATCTCTGGAGCAGGCTGTCAATATACTTGCTCTGGCAGACAACCCCCAAGAGGAAATAGAACGGATAAAGAGTGAAAATCAAGAAAAACATCAAGATAAGAAGGGGAATTATCCCCCGAATTCTAATTAAAAACAAACCTTTTATAAAAGGTTCGTTCTGGAAGTCCAGAAAATTTTACCCAATAATTACCAATGTATAATTTTATACAGAATTAAAACAAGTTATGTATGAAAGAGAAAATATTTCAAGCCTTAAAACAAGCTTATTCAAATCTTGGGTTAAGCGATGACATCTTTCAGGGACATTCCGAAGCTCTGGAAGCTACCGGTCTTGTAACTGAGGATAACCTGGCCACAATAGTGGCTGCTCAAAAAGCATTCCTTTCGTCTCTTCAAAGCGGCATTGACAAACGGGTGACAGACGCCGTCAATAAAGCGAGGGAAAAGAAAGAGGAAGCAAAAGCGGATGAAGGGGGCGATAGCAAGCAACCGGATATCCAAAAAATGATTGATGATGCAATTGCGGCAAGGCTTAATCCCCTTCAAGAAAAGCTAAATTCCTATGAGGTGAAGGAGGCGAAAGCGGCAAGGGCTAATTTAATCATGTCAAAAGCCAAGGAACTCAAAATCTCACAAGGAAGAATCGATGAAGGATTTGCCATATCAGAGGATATGGACGAGTCGGCAATTGATTCCTACTTATCCAAGGTGAGACAAAATGAGGTGGCAAAAGGTTTGGAGGATAAAGGTTCGGCGTTCTCCTTATCTACTCCTGAATCCCAAGGTAAAGAGATGGCCAGGGAATGGGCTGAAAGTTTGCCGGACGCTAACTAATAATAATAAGTTATGGCTATTGTATTTGAAAAAGGAACAATTAAGGGAAACTTTCCCGTATTCTGGAGAGGTGAATGTAAAGTCCTTCCAGGGGATTTCAAGCTTAAGCAGACGTTCCCGGAAGGAACTCTGATAAGAAAAGGGACCCCCATTGCTTTGGATTTCTCAAAAATGGAATGTACCGTTTGCAAGGCTGTTAAAATCGTGTCGGGAGGAACTACTTCCGCTCCGAGAGTTGTTAAAGGCAGTCTGGTGCAGGTGGGGGAAGAGCTGACCATTGGAGAAAATAAGCAGGCTATTACGGCGATAGACAGTTCGAATGCTGATTATGATGTGCTGACATTGGCAGCTGCCTTGACTGGTGCGACAAAAGATGCGTTTGCCGTCGTTGCGGGAAGTGAACCGAATGCTGTTGTGGAAACGGATTATGAATATAAAACCAATATGAGTTTTCAGACTGTTTCTGCAGGTTATGATGTGATTATTCTAAAAGATGTAGCCTATCCCATGCCTGATGAATGGTTGCTGGGAGGATGGTGCATGAAGAATAATCCGAGTATTAAATATGTAAGACAATAAAACTATGCCGGGATTATTTTATAGCTCGATTTTTGGCGAACTCACCAAGCAGGTGCAGGTTCGTATTGATGCCGCTTCTGAGCTGCACAAAAGATTGTTTGACCAGAATATTTATGAAAGATTTCTGGATTGGGACATACCGACTATCGGACTTAACTTTGAGGAGCTGATTGGACAGTATAACTTAAGTGTGGCTGCTGCGACTTTGGACTCAAAGGGTAAGGAACCTATTATGGGTACGGAAGGACTTGAAACTTTGAAGCAGAAAGTCCTCACACATCAGATGAGTTATTCCATGCCTATTGAGGATTATCGTAAAGTATTGCAGATTCTTGATTCCCGCATGCTTACAGATAATCAGAAGACGCAACAGCTTATCAATTTGATGTGGAACAATGTTACAAAGGTGGTTAACTCTGTTCAGTCAAAGCTTGACATTATCTTCTTAGGCGCGTTGTCTAACAAAGGGGTGTTTACTTTTGATGAAAACAACAACCCGGAAGGAGGCGTTCGTGGTGTGATTGACCATAAAATGCCTGCGGAGAATATTGCCAGTGTGACAAAAGATTGGAATACGGATAATAGCGATACTGTGGATTGTTTTGAAGATATTCAAATGATTTTGGACGCTTCTCAGGATAAGGTTACTTTTGATAGAATACTTATTTCTCAGAATCGATTGTCCTACATTCTTCGGAACAAGAAGATGAAACTGGTCATCTTTGGCCAAGATAAATCTTCCACGCCCTTATTGCTGTCTAATTTGAATGAATTCATGCGTCAGAACGGATTCCCTATCTTTGAGGTTATCAGACGTACTACCCGTATTCAAAATAACGGTAAATTGACGGAATATTCTCCATGGAATGATAAAAACTTGGTGTTTATTCCGGCAGGCAAGCTGGGAGTTATCAAGAATGCGTATGCAGACAATGAATTAAGACAAGAGCCGGGTGTCACTTATTCCAATTACGGAAGAATACGTGTTTCCCAATGGGGTAAGGGTGAAACAGACAATTCCAATGGAGTTGAGTTTACCAAGGCACAGTCTTTGTCTTTACCGATTATCACTGAGATTAATGGCATATATTCATTGACAGTAGAGAAGTAATGACAATTGCAAACTACATAAAGCAGAGGTTTTCCTATATCGGAGTGATATCTGATGCGGGAGCCTCTGACTTTGCGGTTGACTTCGGGTTCGATGCAGGGAAAGAGGCTTCCGATGATGACAAATGGCTAATTGGCGTTTCCATCAACAATTTTATTGAGGGTAACATTATGCATCCCACATCGGTAGATGAAAATGGCTTTTCTGCATCATGGGGGACTGATGCCATAAAGTCACATATAAAACTGATGCTTCGGAAATATGGCATTGAGCTGAATGGTGATGCTGCCGAACTGGTCGGATTGAGTGTAATTAGGGATATATCAGAAATATGGTAATGTATTTTCACCCGCATATATTACAATTGAAGGTTTTTACTTCTCCAGAAAGGGATGAATACAATCGTCCCATTCCTGGGACCGGGAGTGAAAGCTGGAAGACTGTGGGAAGATGCCGCTGCGATGACAATACCACCAGGGAATTCAAGTCTGAGAATGGTAAAATATACCGCCCGTTATACCATGTGGTTTCCGAGAGGAATCCAATGATAAAAGCTGGTGATTATATCCGTTGTTTGGATGGTGATAAGGTAAGGGGAGAGGGTGAGGTATATATACCTAAAAGTACAAACTTTTTCTCTTATTCAGAATATTGGATATGATAGTAACAAGTGATATATACAAAATACTATTTGAAAGGGTAAAAGACTTTGGAATCAAGGAGATATATGACAGCTGGAATCCTATAAAGTCCGAACTTGAAGAAGAGGCTATTGTCATTGTCATCTCTACCCCAATATCCCCAGACACCTATTGGGAGAGTGCCTTTGCTTATGTAAACATTTGCGTACCTGACTATCTGCATGAGGTCAATACTGTAAGGCTGAATGAGGTCGAGCGGCTTGCTGAATTGTGGATTAGAGACGGAATTGTAGATGAATACGACGGAAGCTGGTACTTTATATCCAAGTCTTCCATTGGTATAGAAAGGGACGAAGGACTGAAGTGTAGTTACGTGAGTGTTAGATTATCATTTGAAGTGTTAAACATTAATTGAAAATTATATGAAACCGTTTATTGGAATCAAGAAAATATGGTATGGCGATGTGATAACTGAGGCTGTTACCAAAGCAACTCTTAAAACGTGGCTAGGAACAGCCACAGAAGTGAAGAATTCCCATCAGGATACATGGCAGTATACGGAGGACGACCCTACTTATACTGACTATATCAATGAGCTTACCGGGAAAATCTATTATCGTGATGTGACCCAGAACGGGGCGAAAACAATCACTTTCACTATGGGAGAATTCACCTTTGATGACAAGGTGAACCTGCAGGGAGGTGAAAAGGTTGATACAGACGCTGGTTGGGCAGCATCGGATACTCCCGGAATTGTGAACAAGGCTATTGTAGGACAGACCAAGACCGGTAATTATGTCGTGTTTACCAATGCGGCTGTGATTGCTAAGGGAACTATGGCTGAGAAGAACATCGGTCTAGGCGTTACTGCGGTTGCTATGGAAAATGAGAATGAGGGCGTCAAGAGCGATTATCTGTTTGACGGCGCAAAGGTTGATGCCGCATGAACCACAGTCATGGTAACACCTACCCCTTCTGATGCGACCGTTAAACTGGACGGCGATACGGTAAAGTCCAAACGGGTGAACGTCGGGGAAACCGTAAGCTATGAAGTGTCTAAGACGGGGTATGTTACACAATCGGGAACAATTAATACAAGTGTTTCCGATGCCGGGAAGACAGTCAATAAAAATGTTACACTGGTCTCTTCTGAAACCCTTTAAATCATGGTGGTGGGTATCGGCTCACCACCTTTATTCATTTTAGGTTATGAAAGCTGGGAAGATTGTTAATGAGTCCATTCTTGGGGAGGATTTCAAAACTGTGCTGATAAACGGAAAAGCATATACGATATACCCACCTACAATACATAGAATAGCCGGTGCCGCAAAGTGTTTGTCTGACATTGGCGAAGAGGTAAAGACTACCTTAGATTTGCAGCTGAGGATTACAGATAAAATAGAAAGGATAA